CCCAGACCGCGCACAGCTACACCAACACCGGCAACAACGCCGGCGGCCTGAACATGAACAACGGGCTGTCGATCATCTTCTTCCTGATCCCAGCGACCGTCAGTTCCACCCAGACGCTGTCCCCGACCGGGACCGGCACCGCGGAAGCGTTCGGCACCGACGCGGTCACCCCGGGCGCCGCCCCGGTCGCGCCGAGCGGCGTGAGCTCCGGCGAGGCGTTCGGCACCGCCAGCCTGAATCAGACGATCTACGCCTCCGGTATCGCCAGTGCGGAAGCCTTCGGCAGCCATGTCGTCGGCGCGGGTGCGGTCACCGTTGCCCCGTCCGGCATCGCGTCCGCTGAGGCAGAGGGCACGCCGACCGTCAGCTCCGGCAGCGCCACCCTGGCCCCGACCGGCCTCGCGTCTGCGGAGGCGTTCGGCAACGCGACCCTGGTCCCCGGCCCGGCCACTGTTAGCCCATCCGGCATCGCGTCGGCGGAAGCCGAAGGCAGCGCGACCGTGCTGCCCGGTCCTGTCACTGTCTCTGTCTCCGGGATCGCCTCTGGTGAAAGTTTCGGCGCGGACACACTTTCGGTCGGCCCGGTCAGCGTTCTGCCGGCCGGCATCGCCAGCGCCGAAGCGTTCGGCACGCAGAAGATCATCTACACCCTCTATGCCAGCGGGATCGGTACGGCCGAAGCGGAAGGCAACCCGACACTGAGTACGGGCCCGGTGCTGATCGACCTGTCCACCTGGGGCATCCCGTCGGCCGAAGCGGTCGGCACGCCGAGCCTCGGTCTGTACTACTACAACAGCTTCGAGGCGGGCACCGCCGGCACCTCGGTGTACAACCTGGCGATCGGCGACGGTTCGACGCCGCTGGACTCCTCCAACTTCACCGGCGGCGGCACCGCGACCATCGACACCACCTGGTCGCATCTGGGCACCCGCTCGATGAAGAGCCACTGCGCCAGCGCAACCGGCGCGGGCTGCGGCTGGTCAGCGGCCACCATCGGCGCGGCGATCAAGCCGGTCGCCTACTTCCGGGCCTACTGCTACTACAGCAACGCTTCGATCCCGGCTCGCTCAAGGATCATCACCTTGCGCAACTCCGGCGGCACCGGTTGGGGCACGGTGTTCATCGGCACCGACGGCACTATCCACGTCTTCGACCTCGGTGGCGGCACCGACAAGGGCAATACCACCTTCGCCACCAGCGCCGGGGTGCCCTTCCGGGTCGAGATCAAGGCGGACATGACCACCGCCTCGGCGGTATTCGTGCAGGTCCGGGTGTTCTCCGGAGCCAACATCGAGGGCAGCACCCCGGACGGCACGCTGACCTCGGGCACCTGGTCGCTGTCCACCGCCGATCTCGGCTCCAACTTCTGGGGACTGATCTACACCTCGGCGACCACCTGGGATTTGTGGCTGGACGACGTCGCGATCTCCAACAGCAACTGGATCGGCCCGCTGGTCCCGCCGGCGCAGACCATCACCCCTTCCCAGATCAACTCGGCGGAGGCGTTCGGCAACCCGGCGCTGCTGTCCCCGTTCACCATCTCCGGGCTTTCCGGCATCCCGACCGGCGAGGCCGAGGGGGTGCCGACCCTTTCGCAGGTCGCTACGATCCTGCCGGCCGGGATCGCCACCGCGTACCAATCAGGCGTTGCCGCGCTGTCGAGCGTGGTGACGGTCCTGGCCACCGGGATCGCCTCGGCCGAAGCGCTCGGCGCGGCCACCGTGATCCTGCCGGCGTACATGATCACCCCGGCCGGCATCGCCTCTGCGTACGCCTCGGGGGCCGCGAGCCTGTCGGCCAGTAACCAGATCGCGGTGACCGGCGTTGACAGCGCTGAAGCGTTCGGAACGCCAGCGCTTCTACCCGGGCCGGTCGGGGTGAGCTCGGCGGGGGCGATCGGCACCGGGGAAGCGTTCGGCACCCAGTTCGTGACCAAGGGCGGCGTCGTGCTGTTCCCGGTCGGCGTCGACCCAGGCGAAGCCTTCGGCGACCCGGCCCTCACCGGCGGCACCGTCTCGATCACCTCGGTCGGCGCGATCGGCTCCGCGCAGGCGTTCGGCGCGGCGCTGGTGCGCAACGTCAACACCGTTTCGACCATCGGCATCGGTGGCGCCGAGGCGTTCGGGAACGCGGTGCTGACCCTGCACACCTTCCTGCGCCCGGCCGGGATCGTCTCGGCGGAAGCACTCGGCCGGCCCGACCTGTCCGGCAAGAACTGGAATCTGCTGATGGTGCACCTGTACGACCCGGTGGAGGTGCCCCGGTTGCACGACCCGGTGACGCTGGTGGAGCGGGTCGGGGAAGCCACGGTGGGTACTGCGGTGGGCTATCCGCGGTCCTAGCCTGGCGCCATGACGGTGACCGTCCGGTCCCAGGCGCCGCTCACCTTGCCGCACACCACGGTCGAGCCGATCTACGCCGCGGTGCGCACCGGCTTCCCCGGCGACACCGACGAGGACCCGACGTCCTTCCCGGTCTTCGCGTTCATGGTCTCCGACCTGTCCCTGGTGCCCTCGGTCGGCGACAGCCACTGGAGCGCGGCGACCTGGACTACCTCGGAGGGCGCGCACTACGCGACGATGCCCTACAACGGGTCCCTGCCCGCCGGCGAGTACAACATGTGGGTCAAGATCAACGTCGCTTCCGGCAACAACCCGATCCGCGGGCCGAAGCGGATCATCCTCGAGTGAGCCATGCCTGAGATCCGGCTTACCCGGCCGCCGCAAGACCCCGACGAGCTGTGGTGGACCATCAAGACCTTCTGGGGCGTCTCGCTGCCCCGCAAGCGGGTTTGCCCCGACCATGTCGCCCCGTTCGAGGCGGTCGAGCACGCCTACTTCGCCCGCGAGCCCAACTACGCCGTCTGGTACGCCAGCCGCGGCTCCGGCAAGTCGCTGGCCCTCGCAGTGCTCGGGCTGACCAAGACGTTCATCGCGGACGCCGACTGCACCATCCTGGGCGGCTCCTCGATGCAGTCCCAGAACGTGCGCAACCACATGTCCCGCATGCTGCGCTACAAGAACGCGCCGCTGTACGCCCTCAAGCGGGACATCGCCACGGTCATCGAGACTCACTCGGACAAGATGATCCAGCCGCTGCCGGCTTCCCAGACCTCGGTGCGCGGGCCGCACCCGCCGCTGCAGCTGCTGGACGAGATCGACGAGATGGACTGGGACATCTACGAGGCCTCGATGGGCCAGGCGATGGAGCAGCTCAACACCCGCGGCGAGCTGATCGGCGAGTACATCGTGGCCTCCTCCACCTGGCAGAACCCGGAAGGCACGATGACCCGGGTCATCGAGCAGGCCCGGGAGAAGGGCATGCCGGTGTTCACCTGGTGCTGGCGGGAGCTGCTGCAGGAGAACGGCGGCTGGATGTCGCGCCGCTTCATCAACAACAAGCGGCGCACCGTCTCCGACCAGATGTGGAAGACCGAGTACGAGCTCAACGAGCCCTCCGGCGCTTCCCGCGCGTTCGATCTGGACAAGGTCGAGGAGTTCTTCGTCGACTACCCGGAGCCGATCGACCTGAAGGTGACCCGCGGCGAGACCGAGGAGATGTGGCGCTGGGAGAACTACAGCCCGAATGCCACCTACGCGGCCGGCGCGGACTGGGCGAAGGAGAACGACAAGACGGTGGTCGCGGTCATCCGCACCGACATCCTGCCCCGGCGGGTGGTCTACCTGCACCGGATCAACCGGGCCCCGTACCCGGAGATGGCCAAGATCTTCTCCGACGCGGTCAAGGAGTACCACGCGGTCCCGCAGCACGACGGCACCGGCGTCGGCAACGCCGTCAACGACTTTTTGGCCGAGGAGGCCCAGCACAAGTTCGTGATGGTCGGCCGGCCCCGCACCGAGATGCTGGTCGGCTACATCGCCGACTTCGAGCACGGCGGCTACCGGCTGCCGAAGGCGGCCACCCCGACCTGGCGGGCGCACCGGGCGACCACCACCGCTGACATCTACGCGCCGGCGAAATGGGACGCACACGTCCCGGACGACGTCGTCGCCCTGGCCCTCGCGCACCGGGCTGCCGGCCGGATCCCGATCGTCGGTGAGATTCAGCAGCCCGGCGTGGACAACACCCCGCGCGAGGTGGACAAGCCGTTCCACGAGCTGCCGCCGCAGGACGACGGGGTGGTGGTCGGCGACGTGCGGATCATCGACGAGCGCTGGGGCGAAGACACCTACCAGCTGCTGGTTTAAGACGTTTACTTCCGCAGCGACTCTGGCGGGATCGGGCAGTGCAGCTGGGAGAGCACGTCCCGGTTGCCAGTCAGGCTGACCGCGAGCTGGCAGAGCTCATGGTGCAGCTGGCGGTGGCGGTCGAGGCTGGCCACGATCGAGACGCCGAGCAGCATGCAGGCCAGCCCGAGGACGAGCGCGACCCGCATGGTGCCGACCGAGTACCGGCTATTCGCTGGCATTGCGGCGCCTGAACATGCCGATGATCGCAGCGAGCGCGGTCAGGAAGCCGGTCGAAGCCCCGATCAGCGCGGTGACTTTCGCGAGCGTGTCAGCCACCCGTTCATGGTGGCGCGGCCTGCGCCTTAACGCTGCCAGGCTCCTACGCTGCCAACGTGGTCGCGGTCGTGATCGACGCCACCTACGGCGTCCAGGACTTCGTGCTGCACCAGGGAGTCCGCTGGGACATGGCGTTCTCCGCGGTGCAGCCCGATGACACCCTGTTCGACATCACCGGCTACACCCCTCGCTGCCGGGCTTACCGGGACACCCACCTGATCGTGTCCACCGAGGGGGACAGCCCGGCGATCGCCGTCGACTACCAGCCGGACGGGCAGGTCGACACGTTCTACCTGACGATCATGGGCGGCATCACCGCCCAGTTCTGGCGGCCGATCAACGGGGGCGGCAACCTGAACTACTGGATCGAGCTGGTCGACGAGCTGGTGGCCGACTCCAACATCCCGCTGCTGAAGGGCACGTTCATCATTCCCCGAGAGGGGCCGCAACCATGACCGCTCCCAACAAGGTCGTCATCTCCACCCCTGGCCCGCCCGGAGTCGCCGGCCCGGTAGGGCCCGCAGGGCCCGCTGGCCCGACCGGCAGCACTGGACCGGCCGGCCCGACAGGCGCCGCCGGCGCGACCGGCGTCGCAGGCCCGGCTGGCCCGCCCGGAGCGACTGGCGCGACCGGCCCAGCGGGACCGCAAGGGCCGACCGGCGCGACCGGGCCGCAAGGGCCGACCGGACCGCAAGGACCTCCCGGCACCGGTGGTGGCGGCGGTTCCACGTACGGAGTGTGGGGCCCCTGATGGGCATCAGCCTGTGGTACGACTCCGACAACGACAGCTACCAGGGGATCCATGACCCGGGGCTGATCCTGGCGACCAACTCCGGCAACAAGGCCAAGCCTGCCAGTGCCACCGGCAAGGCCTGGTCGATCATGAACGGCAACAACAAGAACGGCTTCGGGCCGAACGACCGCCGGCACGTGACCACCGTGGCCGACCCGTCCCGGCCCGGCATGAAGTACATCCACATGATCATGGCGCGGGAGTCGCCGAGCCCCGGCAACAACGCGGGACTGCCGCAATCTGGCGGGGTCTGGCCGTACTACGGCACCCGCGGCGGCATCTACGACACGTCCGGTTTGACCCGGAACATGATGGCCGAGATGATCTTGCGCTGCAACATCGGCCTGCTGTCCAAGACGGCGTTCATGATGTGGCCGGTCAACTCGACCGGCGCCCTGCACTACAACGAGCACGACTGGTGGGAAGCCTTCCGCGGCTCCTCCGGCGCGCAGTCCGCCGGCAAGACCACCATCTGGTACGTCCCGGTCGGCGGCGGCACCAAGCAACAAGGCGCGACCACGTGGGGCGGGATGCCGGGCGGCATCGACGAGACCCAGTGGTGGATGATCCGGGCTGCTCGCCTCGATTCCGGCGTGCGGGTCTGGGCCTGCGCGATCGACGGGTCCAGCTACACCCTCGTCTACGACTCGACCACCAAGGCGTACAACCCGGCGCTGACCGGCTCGACCTACCTGGTCGACAACGTGTTCTCCTTCGCGCTCGCCCAGCAGAAGAACAGCGACATCTACGCCTCCGGCGTCGACAAGACCGGCAACTTCGACATCCAGCGGCTGCGGCTGTCCATGATCACCGGCAACGTGCAGTTCTCCGATCTGCCGACCGGCGGCCTCGGCGGCACCATCCCGGTGGTCGACCAGAACGTGCCGACCGTGCCGCCGAACGTGATCGTGCTGAAGCGGGACAACGCGTCGGGCACGATCAGCTGGAAAGCCTCCAACAAGGATGACGGCACCTCCCCGGGCAACTCGCCGCTGGCCGGTTACCGCTGCCAGATCGCGCCGGCGCCCGGTGGCGTCATCGGCACCTACGCTTCGGTGAACTCCAACGTCACCATCCCGGCGCTCAACTACATCAAGACGGGGCTGACCGCGGCCACCACGTACGCGATGCGGGTCGCCGCGATCAACGCGAACGGCAAGATGTCGGCCTACAGCGCCGGCGGGCTGTTCACCACCGACGCCACCGCTCCCGGCACTCCGCCGCCGAACCCGGTGCTGATCGTCACCTCTGCGGACGGTACCGACTCCACCGCGAACGGCCCGATCACCGAGGTCACCCCGGCCACCGTGCTGTGCGACCCGTCCGGATCCTCGGGCACCTACACCACGATGAGCATCGACTACAGCCAGGACGGCGGCGCGTCGGTGAACATCTACGCCGGCGGTATGCCCGACGGACCGCAGACCGTGACGCTGGTCAACCCCGGCAACTACGTCATCACCTTGACCCTCACCGATGGCGCGACGGGGCGCAGCGCCACTGATGCGGACAACGTGATCGTCATCGAGGACACCGTCGACGAGTCGAAGACGAGATTCCTCGGCATTCCCTACCCGGTGCTGAACGCCGACCTGTCGGTGGCCTGGGTCAAGCAGATGATGGACCAGTTCGACCAGCTGTTCGCGACGATGGCGCTGCGGATCGGCTTGTACAACCCGGGTGACGACCCGGCGCTGTCGGTGGGCAACCTGACCGACGACTACCCCACCATCAAGATCACCCCGCAGGGCATCTACTTCGGGGACGGCAGCTTCGACCCGCTCTCGACGGTGCCGCAGACCGCGCCGTACACCGGCACGACCACGCCTCCGCCGCCGCCGAACCCGAACCTGGCATACGAGAACTCCAACACCCTCAAGTCGGTGGCCGGCGGCAGCTCCAACCCGGCGGTCGTGTTGCCGACCGGCATCACCGCGGGCAGCTGGGCGGTGATCACGATCGAGGCCCGGATCGCCGACTTCGTGATGGCCACCCCGTCCGGCTGGACGAAGCTGTTCGAGGGCTCCCACCCGAACGGCTTCTGCCACCTGGCGGCGTTCGCCAAGTCGGTGACCACCACCGACTCCGGGGCCACCGTCAATTTCACCCAGGGCTCCTGCCAGTGGGTCGCGCAGACCTACATCGCGGCGGCCTGCACCGGCATCGACGACTCGGACATCTTCATCCCGTCCGCGCAGGCGGCCGCGCAGGCGCTCAACTTCCCGGTGCTGACCACCACCAAGTCCAATCAGCTGATTCTCGGGATCGGCGCGCTGCGTACCTCGATCCACTCGAGCTACTTCCCGTCGCTGCCGACCTCCTTCAACGCCCGGCAGACCGACTGCACCACTTCGACGACCACCAACAACGCGGCGCTGACGATCGGCGACATCATCAATCCGAACCCGCAGGTCGCCACCAACTTGGGCCAGGTCACCTCCGGCACCGGCTCGTTCCTGCTTGCCGGGGCGGTGGCGTTCCTGCCGTGACCGCGCTGATCCCGGCGCCGCCGGCCCGGCCCACCGGCCCGCTGCAGGCCACCGGCTCCAAGGGCGAGGTACGCAACCAGCCCGGTACCGGACTGGTCTGGTGGGACGGGCAGAACTGGGATCTGCTCGGCGACGGCGGCAGCGCCACCGGCAACTACCTGTCGGTGCTCGACTTCGAGGGCGAGGACGGCGACCTAGCTGCGGTCAACCGGGCGATCGCCGCTTTCAAGAGCGGGCTGTACCGGGTGCGCGGCATCCACTTCCCAGCCAGCGCGTACATGTTCACCGGGCCGATCGACGTCGGCGGCTGCAACGGGATGACCATTTCCGGCGACGGAGCCGACCTGTCGGTGATGACCTGCGTCTCGGCGATCAACGCGCTGTTCATCGCCAGCAGCGCGCTGGCCACCATCACCTTCGATGGGCTCGGTTTCACCGGCAACTCGAACATGCCGGCCACGGTGCCGACCCGGGCCCGCACCACCGCCGGAGTCTCCTTTCAGCACGCCGTGCAGTTCGACGGCTCGCTGGTGCCCGGCGAGACCAACCCGGTGATCACCGACGTCACCTTCCAGCGTTGCAAGGTGAGCCATACCTCCTCGCTGCCGGTCTTCTTCCGGGGCTGCGGCGGGCGTACCCGCATCCTCGAGTGCGAGTTCGTCAACTGCATGGATGTCGGGTTGATCTACTGCACCGACGTGCTGGTGAACCGCAACCGGGCCTTCAGCGGGGCGGACAACGGTTTCTCGATCTCCCGTGGCTGCCGCAAGGCGATCGTGTCCAACAACCGGGTCGAAGGCTGCGCCTACCACGGCATCTGGATCTCTGGGTTCGTCATCGACGCCGGCGGCGGCAGCCCCGGACCGGGCAGCGACACCGGCCCGCAGGACTTCACCTGCACCGGCAACGTGGTGCTCAACGTCGGCCGTTCCGGCATCGCGCTGATCGACGCTCCCAAGTGGGGCACCGTGACCGGCAACGTGGTCGACACCGTCTCGCGCGGCGATTTGTCCGCGCCCTCCGACAACTACGGCCTGGGGATCTACATCTGCGGTTATCCGGACACTTTGCCGGGCGCGCCCACCGACTACGCGGAGGGCCTGGTCGTCACCGACAACGTGCTGACCAACTGCGCGAAGGGTGGCATCTTCCTGAAGTCCGCGGTGCGCAACTCGGTGATCAGCGACAACCTGGTCATCAACGCTGGCTCCCAGTACCTCGCCGACGGGACGACGCTGGCAACCTCGACCACCGACAACCTCAACAACTTCGGGGTCAGTGCGGACAACATCTCCACCCACTCCAACCTCGAGGTCAGCTACAACCTGGTGATCGACACTCGGACCGCCAACAGCCCGCGCTGGACCAACTTCTCGGTCGCCGTTTCCACTACGATCTCCGGCCTGCGCGCGGCCGGAAACCGCGGCCTCGGCACCGCCGAGGTGATCCGCGGCTCCAACGCCACCGAGTCCTTCGACACCTGGTTCGCCGCCAAGACGATCACCGCGCTGCTGACCGCGACCGCCGGCATCCGGATCGGCTCGACTGCGGGCACCACCAACCTGTTCGTGCGGGTCGATGGCGCGGCCGGTAACGCCCGTCGGCTGGTGTTGGGCACCGGCAATCAGCTCGATCGCTGGGCCTGGGTGGCCAATGGCAACGCAGAAGGTGGCAGCAACGCCGGTTCCGACCTCGAGCTGCGTTCCTACACCGACGCCGGCGCGCTGCTGCTTTCGGTGCTTACCGTCACCCGTTCCACCGGTCTGATGAGTTTCGGGGATGCGGTGAACTGGGCGTTCGGCACCACCACCGGCACCAAGATCGGCACCTCGGCCACCCAGAAGATCGGTTTCTGGGGCGCGACCCCGGTGGTGCGCCCGACGGTCACTGGAGCCAAGGGCGGCAACGCCGCGCTGACCTCGCTGATGACCCAGCTGGCCGCGATCGGCCTGGTGGTGGACTCCACCACGTAGCGCGGTAAGGCTCGGACCGCTCGATACTGACGGCCATGACAGCCCCTCCGGCCACGCTGCCACCCGGCTCGCTCGGCGACGAGGAAGATGCCCGGCTGGTTGCGGAGGTCGAGGAGAAGACCCCGGTCCTCTACGAGCTTGGCACCACTGGTCTCAAGCGCGCGGCCGGCTATGTCGACGAGGAGTTCCTGCCGCAGCTGCGCGGCCGTAAAGCCGTCCAGATCTTCCGGGAGATGGACGAGAACGATCCGATCGTCGGCGCGATGAACTTCGCGGTGCGCAACCTGATCAAGGAGGTCGACTGGCCGGTGGTGCCGGCGAGCTCGAATCGGGAGGACACCGAGGCGGCCAAGTTCGTCGAATCGTGCATGGACGACATGTCCCACTCCTGGCAGTCGTTCATCGACGAGGTGCTGTCCTGCATCAGCTACGGCTGGGCCTGGCACGAGATCGTCTTCAAGCGCCGGCTCGGGCCGTGGCAGCGCACCGGAGAGAAGCGCAGCCAGTACAACGACGGGCTGATCGGGATCCGCAAGCTGCCGATCCGGGCGCAGGACACCCTGCTGCGCTGGGCGTTCGACGAGTCCGGCGACACCAAGGCGATGATCCAGCTGGCCCCGCCGTACTACCAGACGGTGACGTTGCCGATCACCCGCAGCCTGCTGTTCCGCCCCGGGGCGCACAAGAACAACCCCGAAGGCCGCTCCATGCTGCGCAACGCCTACCGGCCCTACTTCTTCAAGAAGCGGCTGGAAGAGGTCGAGGCGATCGGTGTCGAGCGCGACCTGGCCGGGCTGCCGAAGGTGGACGTGCCGACCGAGTACATCAAGGCGAAGCCGGGCTCCGACCAGTACAAGATGGTCGACTCGATGCGCAAGATGGTGCGCGCGGTGCGCCGCAACGAGCAGGAAGGCATCATCTTCCCGCGCGCCTACGACCAGGACACCAAGCAGGCGCTGTTCGAGTTCTCCCTGCTCGGCTCCGGCGGCGCCCGGCAGTTCTCCACCGACACCCTGATCCAGCGGTACGAGACCCGGATCCTGTTCACGATGCTGGCCGACTTCATCATGGTCGGGCACCAGAACACCGGCACCTACAACATGCACCTGGACAAGACCGGGCTGTTCAAGACGGCGCTCAACTCGCTGGTCACCAACATCGCCGACACCATCAACCGGCACCTGATCCCGCGGCTGTTCGCGGTCAACGGCTGGCGGCCGGCCTCCGGCAAGCTGCCCAAGATCGTCCCCGGTGACGTCGAGGCCCCCGACCTGACACAACTCGCCCAATTCCTTGGCGCGACTGCGGGTCTCGGTTTCACCTGGGGCCCGGACGCGGAGATCGAGCGCTGGCTGCGGCGCATCTCCGGGATGCCGGAGCTGTCGGAGAAGGCGTACAAGGCGCGGCAGAAGGAGTCCCGGGTCGAGGAAGCCACCCGGTACGCCGAGGAGCAGACCCGCTACCTGGCGGCTCGTTCTGCGCTGGCCCAGGGCCAGGCCGAGCAGCAGATGATGGCCCAGGGCATCCCGCCGGCCGACCAGATGCAGCAGGCGATGGGCCAATACGACCAGGGTCAGGCCGCCCAGCAGCAGGCCCAGCAATCACAGACCGACAACCGGCGCGCCGAGGAGCTCCACCAGCAGCAGTTGATGCAAGGTGGTTCCGCTTCCGGTGCCCGTCCCCCATCCCGTTCCGGCGGTGGGTCATCTTCCCGACCGGGCGCCGGAAGCCCTTCCCGCAAGGGAGGTGGACGTCGTGCCGTCGCCCGTCGATGACCGGCAGAAGGCAATGATCGTGCTGGCCCGCCAAGCCGCGGTCGGCATCGCCAACGCGAAGGCGACCGGGACTCCCGACGAGGTCCGGTTGATGATCGACGGCTACCTGGACGACAGCGAGCGGATCGGCGCACTGCCGTCCGAGGCATGGGGCAAGCTCGCGTCGGTCTCGCTGTGGTGGATCTCCGAGCTGGTGCGCAGCCTGGCTGCCGAGCGCGGCGAACCGATCGAGGACGAGTTCACCAGGATGGGCCTGATCGCCGCCGGGATGGGCAGCTCGTCGTGAGCGGGCACCGCAAGGACATGGCCACCCTCGCGGTCGGCACGCCGCTGGTGGCAGGTGGCGCGCAAGTGCGCGCACGTGCGGTGCACCGGGCACATGTGGTCTCCGGGGTGCGCCGGCGCAACGTAGCCGGGGAGGGACCAAGGGGTCCGTTCTTCCCGTCCTGGCAGGTCAAGAAGATTCCGGCCGGCACCGCCGCGGCCCGCGGCATCCGGGCCCGCTGGCTGGTCGGCACCGCGGCGATGACGGTGGGGACTCCGGCCGTGGCCGCCGGAATCCACGGCCTGAGCCACCCGCGACGGTCGAGCGCCGCCAAGGCAGACGATCGCCGTCCTTCCTTCATTCGCGAGGGTGTGACAGGCACCACCGACGTGTGGCGGGAGAAGGCGCGCAACGCCCGGGAAGTCTCGCCTTCGGTGCGAGCGCTGCAGCTCGGGATCGGGGCCGGGACCGGCGCCGCCGGCGCGCAGATCGGCCACAAGATCATCGACCGGGTGCATCCGCATACCAGGTTCCGGCCGGCGGTCACCGCGTTGGCCGGGATCGGTGGCGGCCTTGCGTCTTTGCCTGCGAACAGGGCGATCACCCGCCGGGTGACCCGCGGACAATACGACGTGACCCCGACCGGGGTTCGCCGTCGCAAGCTGGCTCCGGTCCGCCCGTCACGGCATGCGCGGGTGGTGGAGACCCGAGCCGGCCGGGATCGCACACCCCGGTCGCGGTCGCAGATCGTGCCGACCTCCAAGGCGCAGGTCGCCAAGCTGAAGCCGGATGCCCCGAAACGGCATCCCGGCAATCAGACGCACGCCGAATGGGCGGCCCGCCGGCACGAGCTGCGCGGCCGTTATGCCCGGGCCAGCCATCCGCGTCCGGCCCGGTTCATCGCACCGCCGGTGACCAACCCGACCGCCCGGCAGATCGTCGCGCGGCACTGGAAGTGGCCGGCCGGGTACGCCGGAGCGGGAGCGGTCGGGATCGCCGGGCTGCACGCCCGTCACCACGACACCCGGGAGGACATCGGCGCGGCCGCCGGTGCCGGTGCCGGGCTCGGCGCGCATCAGGGGCTCGGCTACGCGGGCACCGCCCGGGTGAACCGGCAGCACAAGGAACGCAAGCTGACCAACCGGGAGCGCAAGCAGCTGCGCCGGCACCGCAAGTCCTACGGCATCCCCGGCTACAAGCCGAAGCCGGGCGCGATCACCGAGCAGAAGTGGACCGGCTTCCACCGCAACTACCCGCGCAACCTGCCCGGCGCCCGGCTGCACCGGATGATGGGTTACACCCACGGCGGCTGGTCGGGCACCGCGATCGGCACCACCGCGATCGTCGGCGGCGCGGCGGCCGGCGCACGGGCGTTGCGGCACCGCCAGGGTGTGCGCAAGTACTACGGCGAGGGGATGAGCCCGCGTGAGAAGCGCGCCCGGGTGTACGCCGCCGGCGCCATTCCCGGACCGGCCGGACCGATCAACGCCGCTCGGCAGGCAGCCGCGATGGCCCCTCCCGATCAGCGCCGCAGCGCGGCGGCGCTGCAGTACGGCGGAGCTGTCGGTGGCGGCTGGGCCGGCGGGGTCGCCGGAGCGTACGGTGCGGCCCATCTGGCCGGCCGTTCCGACACCGTCCGGCGCAAGAGCGAGGTCTACAACACCAAGATCAACAACTTCAAGGCCGCCGCGACCCACCGGGCCGCGACCAAGGTCCCCGGCCATCCTGGACGACGGCTGGCTCAGCGAGTTGCCGAGCGCTCTTACGCGAGCGGCCCGGGCCGGGTTGCTCGCACGACTGCGGCCGTCGCCTCCCGTCCTGGTGCCAGCGGTGCAGCGGGCCGAGCCGTTCTACGAGCAGGTCGTCCGCTTGCGGCGGCGCCGGCTGCCGCCGCTCTGGGTCTGGTCGGCGGAAAGGTCACCGGCGGGCTGACTGGCGGTTACCTCGGTTACGGCGAGGCGCTGCACCGCGAGCAGAAGGCCAACCGGGAACTGCGCAAGGCGTTGCGCACCGAGTCCGGGATGAGCCGGGCGGAGGAGATCCGCCAGCTCAAGCGCAAGCGGCACAACGCGGCGCTGGCGACGACGTCGGCTGGGATTGGCGCGGGCGGCACCCTGACCTATGCCGGGTCCCTCGCGATCAAGCACCCGGCGACCAGGCTGCGACTCGAGCGTGCGTCGCTGGGTACGGCGATTGCAGGTGGCGGCGTAGGCGCGGTCTCCGGGTTCCGCGGTGCGGCTGCCGCCCGCCGTGACATCCATGCCCGGGAACGAGCGTTGCAAGTCCGGCCGAAAGAGGAGAAGTCCGCGCGCTTCGCCAAGCACGACGAGCGTGCCCGGGTGCATCTGTCCGCCGGCCATCACGGCCGACCGGCCTGCGGCACCGGCCCGCGGCCCGCCTCCCGGATCGTGCAGACCTCCCGGCTGCCCGGCAACGTGACATGCAACGCCTGCAAGCGGACCCGGGCCTGGAACGAGCAGGTCGGCAAGCGGCTGGCCTCGATCCGGCCGGCGGTGATCGCCACCCGACGAACCCGGCTGAACGTCATCAAGCCGGTGCGCCGGCGGATGACCGTGGTGAAGATCGCCACCACGATGGACCCGAAGACCGCACATGGATACGTCTCCCGGTACGGCACCCGCGGCCCGCTGCCCAAGGGCCTGGACCGCAACGAGAAGATGCGTGCGTACGAAGGCCGGTACGTTGCGCTCGGCGGGCCGAAGGGTGAGAAGTGGAAGCGGCGCGCGGAGATCGCGGACAAGATCACCGGTGGCGCGATCATCACCGGCGGTGGCGGGGCCGCGGCCGATCTGGCGTCCCGGTCCAAGCGGGTCCAGCGCACCTTGATCCGGCACGGCCGCAACCCGAAGCGACTCGGGGAGATCGGTACCCGGGTCGGCCTGGGCGCGGCGGCGGTCGGCGCCGGCTCCGAATACCTGCACCGGCATGCCCAGCATCGGCAAGCCTCCTACAGCCATAGCCCGGCGGGCGTGGCAGCCTCGGCACTGCGCCGGATGCGCGACTACACCCCCGACTGAGGAGGCGTCGTGACACTCGTGATGGCCGACGGTCTGCTCGGCATCATCTCCGAGCTCGCCAAGAGCGACCCGGACGGCGTCGAGATGCTGGTCCGGATCGGTCTGGTCGAATCACTGCACGACCAGCTCGATGCCGCCGACCATTTCGCGGTGCCGGTGGCCAAGGCGATGGATGCGCACACCGTCCGGATGCGCCGCGCGATCGTGCGCAGCTATGTGCAGAAGCGCCTCGACGGCGAGGACGTCACCGGCCTGCTGCAGGCGGGCGCGGCGACCACGCTGACCTCGATCGCGGTGCACAAGGGCATCTGGGACCGCTTCAAGCATCCGCGTGACCCGCAAACCGGCCGGTTCGTCGAGGTGGTCGGTGGCGAAGGCGTGACCATGCCGGGACATCGGGAGGATCTGTCTCGCAGGTTGGTGAACTGGCGGGAGACCGGTTTCGTCAACCCGGGCACCAAGGTGGTGGTGCACGGCTCGAAGATGGAACGCACCCCGCAGGGCACGGTGACTCCGGTCGAGGCGATGACCATCACCCACCAGGTGCCGCACCGCACCCAGCACCCGCTGGCCGGCCTGCCGCCTGACTTCATGCCGCAGCAGCTCGAAGTGCACCCGAAGGACACCAACCAGATGGAGGGCGGCGCTCGCCAGGTCCTCGACGTCGGCCAGTTCCTGACCACACCGGCCCAGGCGCACCATGTCGCGACTGCAAGCGGGGCGCTGAGCAGGCCTGGTGGGTTCGGGCAGGAGGTCGGCGACTTCATCCGGCCGTCCTCCGAAGGTGACCGGCGCGCCTGGCGGCAGGCCTCCGCGACCGGCCGGGCGATCTCCGCGCTGGCCACCCCGGGCACCCCGCAGCACGCGGTCGGCAGCCTCGCGCAACTGATCGGCAGCATCGGCCCGCAGGCCGAGACGGTGCTCGGCCCCGGCATCAAGCGCACCGCCTACCGCTACCGCGGCACCGAGAAGCGGCCAGATGTTGGGCTGGTGCGCGGCGTGAACCAGGCCAACGAGCCGACCGAGGAGATCAAGGGCCGGGCCGACGCGCTGGCCGGTCGCGGCTACGACATCGAATCCGACCAGATGGACCTGAAGCTGCGCGGTGACGAGGCCGCCGACTACTTCATGGACAAGGTGCCGAACGAGGACCAGACGATGGTCTCGATCGCCGCCGGCCGGGTGCCGCCCTCCCAGGGCGCGATCATCGACGCCGACGGGGACGTCACCACCGAGGCGATGGGCTTCGCCGACGACCACTACCTGCCCTTCGACCTGAAGAACCTCAAGGCGCTCGAGGGTGGCCAGTACGTGCGCACCCGGGCGTCCGGCGGCCCGACCACCGAGGACATCTACACCGGGCTGATGACCGGCACCCGGATGCTGCAGACGGTGTCCAACTCCGGGGTGTTCACCGTCGAGTTCGATCCGGACCTACGCGGCGGCAAGCGGATGAGCGACAAGGCCCGGTCCATGGTCGGCCGCTACACCCGGCTGCTGGACGCGGTGCAGTCCCGGACCATCTACACCCAGGACCTGGACCCGGCGACCAACCGGCGGCTGCACGAGGACGCCCTGAAGGACATGGGCCCGGAGGACCCGAAGGCGGTCGAAGACCGCTTCCACGTGCTGCAGGAGCAGGAGCGGCTCAAGCTGTCGATCGAAGGCCCGTCCGAGGAGGAGCTGACCGAGGCGGCCACCAACCGGGCGGTGGCCGAGTTCCGTTCGCAGGGCCAGGCGCCGCAGGCCGACTCGCCGCAGCTGAAGCGGCGGGTCCGCGACATCCGGGGCGAGCTGCTGGCCGAGGAGAAGGAGAACCGGGTCAAGGTCCTGCAGCTCGACGGCGAAGGCTACGACCAGGCGCTCAAGGCGTTGCAGCAGGAATTCCCCTACTTCATCCGCCGGGTGGACTGGGAGCCGCTGCAGGACTTCATGGACAACCGCGGCATCCAGCGGCGCCGGCCGTTGCCGAAGGGCCCGAAGTCCCCGGACAAGGGGTACGTCCGGCCCGGCGAGCTGTTGCCGGCAGCCTCCCGCCAGCAGATGTACAACCCGGGCACCCCGGCGATCGGCGGTGGCCGGGCGCCGGCAGCGGCGGCAGGAGGCAACGAGCCGCCGGCAGAGGGCGCGCCGGCGAACGTGCCGGCAAAGCCCAACGCCCCGAAGCCCGGCGTGGCCGCGGCCGGTGTGCCGAACGGGCTGGTGGAGATCGCCGCAGCTCAGATGAGCGACCTGCAGCGCGGGCTGGGCCGCAAGCTGCGGGATGCCAGGGACGCGGTGAACTTCACCGTGCCGGTGGACGAACCCGACCCGCCGGACGACGACCAGGACGCGGAGATCGTCTCGGCCAGCTCGCTGTTCGTGCGCACGATGAACCGGCGGCACCAGGACATCGGCAACTGGCTGGCGACCGCGCCACTGGACCAGGCCACCGCGTACGTCAGCGGTCTGCTGTCCGCCCTGGACACGGTGGAGAACCAGGAGAAGCCGCGGGTCGACTACGCGGACAATCTGATGGCAGCGCACGAGGCGGCCGCCGCGGTGGTCGCCGCGCGGGACCCCTTCGAGCACGTCGACCCGCTCGAGCACACCACCGACGACCCGGACAACGCCCGGCCCGCCTACTTCCCGGAGATCGACAAGCTGGGCATCGACCCGGACAAGTACGAGAGCTACCTGGCAACCCACAAGGACGTCGCGGCGGCCGCGAAGACGCTGGGCAACAACCCGGCGAGCAAAGCCACCGAGATGTCCTACCGCTACCAGCTGGCCACCAGGGCGGTCGAAGCAGGCCCGAATAGCCAGGTCCCCAGCAAACTCGGGATGACCTACCCGGAAGCGGTGTCCTGGGTGAGAAACCCGCGTACCGAGCGGGACATCATCGACACCCACAAGGCGTGGGCGTTCAAGGTGGCCTCCGAGCTGGCCGATCAGCTGGGCGGTGAGACCAGCCCAAAAGAGGCGGAGCCGGAGCAGGGAGCGCTGCCCGGCCTGTCCCAACAGCAGCGGGACCCGTTCGCGTTGCGGGACGACCCGGCCCTGCGGTGGGGCCGAGCCGGCCAGCTGGAGGTGGCCAAGGCGCTGCTGGGCAAGTGGGTGGCGAAAGAGAGCGGGCGGCGCAGGAGGAGCTCACCGAACCGGCGAATCTCGACGCGATGAAGCAGGCGGCCCGGGAAGTGATGATGCCCGAGGCCACCCAACTGGTTTCCCGGTACGCCCTGTTGGCCGATCAGCTTCCCTGGCAACCGGGGGAGGAGCGCTACCGCAGCGCGATGCTGAACTCGATCGCGAACATGCGAGCGCAGGTTCCGCGGTTGCCGGACGCGATGGGCGAGTACTTCTCGGCGCCACCGGCCGAGGCACGAATGAAGCTGATGCCCTACCAGAACGCCGCCAAGATGCTGGCGCTCGCCCCCGAGCACATCACCCCGCAGATCCGCGGCGGCGGTGACACCCAGCAGATCATGAGTCAGCTGCAGCAGATCGGTCACCGGTTGAGCGAGCTGGCGAACCCGAACAGCCTGTTGCAGTGACCGCACCGGCCCGCTGGTGGACCCCGAGTGCGCCGCACATCGGGCCGGATCAGCTCGACCTGCTGCTGCTCGGCGGCGACGACAATCCGAACCTCGACCTGGGCTCGGCGGTGTTGGCTGCGCACCGGGTCGGTGCGGCCGCGCTCGAGGTGGCGGCCGTCACTCCGCTGGTGTCCACCGAAACCGTGATCAACTGCCTGGTGTCGGCCCGCGCGTTGCTGGCCGATCCGCTGGTGGACGCGGTCGCCAAGTCCACTGCCGGTCCGGTGTACGCAGGACTGCTGGTGAGGGATGTCCTCGACGACGCTGAAGAGACTGCAGTCGCCTTCTTCGAGCAGATGGTCGCCAAGGGAGTGGCTCCGCCGCTGGCGGCATCCCGGGCCGGCGCCGTATTCGGAGTACCGGCATCCCGGTTGGGCCGGTATCGACCTCTGGCTCTCGATCCTCGGGCGAACCCCGTCGCCCTGTCCGACGCCGCCGACCGAGCCCTGTTCACCTTCGCCGCAGCCCTCGCCGAAGACGAAGCGATCGAGGACGTCGCGAAGGTCCGTCGGGAAACACCGTGGGTAGCCACCGAGCCGCGTGACCCGCAAGGGGAATGGGTGCGCAGCCAGGCGCAGGCGGTGCTGAGCGCGATGAACGCGATGCCGGCGGAGCAGGAGACGGAGGCCCCGGCGCCGGTTCGTCAACGCCGGCAACGCCGGCAGGTGCGCCAGCAGCGGCAACGCCGGACGGTGCGGGCCGAACAGCACGCCGAGCAGGCGCATGCACAGCCGGCCCGTGCGCAGAACAAGGCGCGCACGGGGCCGCAGAAAGCGAAGATCAGTCGGGCGCAGCGCAAGGCCGCTGCCCTGGTCAACCCGCCATTGGAAGCCTCGGTTACCGGCCCGCCACCGGCCGGGACACCGAACCCGCTGGATTTCGTGCCGGAGGGTTCACTCGGTCTGACCTTGGATCGGGACGCCACCTTCGTGCTGTCCGAGAAGCAAGCACAGGACTGGGTCAAGGCGATGCGCAAGCATTCGCGGACCGGGGACCTGGCCATCCGGATCGGGCACATTGCCGATCAGGTCGGAAAACCTGCCGAGTTCGGCAGTGAAGCGCACTTCCAGGCGCTGCAGCGCGCCAAGGACGCGACGGAGCGACCGGAGGTCTACACCGAGATCGTCGAAGCCGAAGACGCTGCAGCCCAAGGTGGCCTGCTCGGGTTGGTCGACTACCTCAAGCGGCGCACCAAGGACATCGCGACCGGTCCGGACGGCAACGTCGACGTGAAGTTGTGGAACGAGAGCCGGTCCATCCCGATCGAAGGTGGCCGGTTCCTGATCACTCGCGGGTTGCCGCCGACCGTCTACGAGTTCGTGTTCCGGGACCAGACGGACCGGGTCGGCACCATCGCCACTAATCAGGCGTTCAAGGCGGGCAAGGAGATCGACGACCCGGAGCGGGGCTGGGAGCACCGCTGGGAGAACGGGGTGCTGACCGTCACCGTCACCTTCAATGCGATCACCAACAGCCAGGCCGCCGAGATCGGCAAAGCGGATCGGCAGACCCCGTGGGTGGCGACCGAACGGCGCAACGAGCGCGGCGAATGGGCACGGCAAGCGGCCGAGATTCTGGGCAGGATGCCGACCGAGCCAGTCGAACCGCCTGCGCCAGCTCGTCAGCAACGTCAGGTTCGTCAGCAACGGAAGCGTCGGCAGCGCCGGGCGGTGCGGGAGACCACCAGCAGCGCCGAACACGCGATGCTGCCGCGGGCGCAGGACAAAGCGCAGAACAAGGCGACCCAGAAAGCGCGCAGCAAGGCCACATTGAAGCGTCGGCTGGCCACGGTGCCGGAGGCCGGCTATGCGGACTTCGATGCCACCCGCAGCTACACCATCCTGTCGCCGGCCGAATGGGCGGCAGTGGCCCCGGTGTCGGCGCGCAGCGGCACCAGCCCGGACGTGATCACGCTGGACAAGGACGTCGCCGAAGGCCTGGTCTACAACACCCATCCGGGCCGGCGCACCGAAACCGAGATCATCGACCAGTACTGGGACGACGTCGGGACCGAAGGCCTCAAGTGGTGGGACGACGTACAGGCCCGGGAGATCGAAGGCGAGCCTGGTGGCCTCGACGAGATCCTGCGCTCGCTGGCCGACCGGCACACCATCGTGCACGCCCGCAGCTACGCCGACGGCACCGCCCGGATCAGCACCACCTCCGAGGATTTCCCGCTCGAGCCGCTGGCCGTCGTCGACGTCACCGACGTGCGCGGCTACGGCAAGATCAAGCTCTACTTCGAGGGTCTGCACTGGATCAAGCAGCGCCGCCAGGAAGGCGACGAGACGGTGCTGTTCGACGTACCGGTCTACCGGTACATGGCCGAAGACCCGGCCCATGAGGACGATCCGCGTTACCGACGACCGCCGGCAACCGACCTCGGCTGAGACCTGCTGCCGCAAGGCGGCCGCGGCGTCATGATGGCTCGCGTGTCGCGATCCCGCCGCGTCGTGAAGACGCTTACCGAGGTGGACCCGGACTTCCGCGACCTGGTGGGCATGCTCTACGGCCCCGACGTGGACGCCGACGCTGTCTGGTCCGACGTGTTCGACCGGGTGTCCAAGGCCAATCCGACCAGCTCCGATGTGTCCACGCCAGGCAATCCGGGCGAGCCCGGCTGGAAGCGCAAGGCGGCCATCGCCGGCATCGCCGCGGGCACCCTGCTCGGCGCGAAGGAGCTCGGCAACGAGCTGCCGAAACTTGGCGGGCCCGTCGGCCGGGGCGCAGGCAAGGTAATGAGTCGGGTCAACCAGGGCGGCAAGCTGATCCCGCTCGGCGCGCGCAACGTGCTGACCTCGCCAGGCGGGAAGGTGGCCACCGGCGCGACCGCGATCGGCGCCGACGTGCTGGGCATCGATGAGCTGCGCCAGCAGAAGCGGCAGCAGCGTCAGGCGACGTCCAAGGCGATGCCGTCCGTCGGGCAGATGAGCGAAGGGCTGCAGCGCGGCTGGAAGGCGCTGATCCCGACCGACCACCCGGTGGTGCAGCAGATGCTGGGCCGCTCCAAGAGCGCCGGCGCCAACGCCAAGTCCGGCTTCTCCCGCTCCCGCACCGGCGGGCTGCTGGGCAAGCCGAAGGCCGGACAGGCGGACTCCGGCAGCTTCCAGCTCGGCCAGGCGGCCGGGAACCTGGTGAACGCGGCGACCGCGAACACCGGCACGAAGATCGGCACCGGGGTGGCGGCGACCGGGCTGGCCGGCCATGCCTACGGCACTCACCAGCGCAACAAGGCGGCGCAGGCTTCCTATGGTGACCCGTACTCCTACGGCAAGGCCGATGACGCCGAGGTGATCTGGAAAGGCACCTTCACCGAAGTCGACCCGGACAAGCAGCTGGCGTTCGGCTGGGCTTCGGTGGTCGAGATGAACGGCATGCCGGTGATCGACCGGCAGGGCGATGTGATCACCCCGGACGACATGGAGGACGCCGCCTACGCCTACGTGCTCAAGTCGCGCAAGGGCGGCAACATGCATGCCCGGGCCGCTGACGGTGGGCCGCATCAGGTCAGCCAGATGGTCGAGTCCTTCGTGGTCACCGACGAGAAGGTCGAGAAGATGGGGCTGCCGGAGGACACGCCGCGCGGCTGGTGGGTCGGCTTCCAGATCCACGACCCGGACACCTGGGCGATGATCCGCAGCGGTGAGCGGACCGGCTTCTCCATCCACGGGCACGGCCGGCGCACCGAGGTGCCGGTCGATTCGGTGATGGGTTACGCCTGATGTCCGCGGTCGGCGTCGGAAAAGCCCTGCCACGTAACGGAAAGGGTCTGACGGCGGTTGGCAAGAAGGACCGCCTGGTGCGAGAAAGGACCCGTACCTCAGCCGTCCGGGCGGCCGGAGTCGGCGTCGGAGCCGGCGCGATCGCCTTGGGTGTACCCAGATTGCGCATGGTGTCGCGCGGTCTGAACCAGGCCGCTGAACGCGCGGTAGACCTCGGTCGCCCGGACATCTCCCGTTCACTGCGCTCGGTCGAGGTGCTCCGCCGAGAACTCGCCCAGGGCGGCGGCCATATCGTGCGCCGTCTGCCGGGTACTTTGCAACGTCCAGGCGTTCAGGTAGCGGCGGGCGGCATCCTGATCTCCGCCTCGGTGCCGGTCACCCAGCGCACCTTCTCCCCGGTCCGGGGGATGTGATGCCGTTCCGGTCCACGGCGCAGCAGCGCTTCATGTACGCCCGGCACCCGGAGATCGCGGAGCGCTGGACGAAGGAGATGAAGCGCGGCAAGAAGGGCTACGCCCGCGCTCATCCGATCAAAGCTGCAGGTCTGCCGAAGCATGTCCGCAAGGCAGCGAGCTCCGGCACCTTCGTCCGGGATGGGTCCACGGTGGTGCCGATGAGCCGGCCCCCGGCACGGCGGGGCAAGGTCGGCCGGGGGTCAGGCGGCGGTTATGCCCGCGGCAGCCGGTTCGCTAAAGGTCTGCCGTTCACCCCTACCCCGACACTGATGCAGCAAGGCAAGCCGCCGTCGGTGCAGGGCGCGGCCGGGTCGGTGATGGGCACGTTGGCCGGTCAGCGCACTGGAGCTCCGCAGCCGCGGGCGCAGGCGGTCACCGGGGCGGCGGGCCAGCAGGCCGCGCGCAAGCCCGCGCAGATAGGGCAGGGGCAGCCGATGAAGACCGCTGGTTCATTGATCCCGGTGAAGCCGCAGAAGCCGCAGGTGGCCAAGGACTACGCGGACGGCACCGACCGGCCCTCCAAGAAAGAGCTCTACGACCGGGCCAGCCAGATCGACGCGCGGCACCCGGACCGCAAGCCTCGCGGCCGGAAGGTCGACGAGCTGCACGAGTCGCTGCGCTACAAGGGCCGCCATCCCCGCCGGTACGACCCGGAGGCCCAGCGACAGCGTCAACGGGGCGCGGCCGGCGCCGGTTTGGCAATCGGCGGGGCCACCTCCACCGGATTCGGCGTGCGCCGGATCGTGAGTGAGTCGCGCAAGGCGAAGGTCGGTCGGCGAGCGGTGGTCGGCGGGCGCTCCGCGTTGCTGCTCGGCGGCGGTGCGGCCGGGCTCGGCGGCGCGTACGCGGTCACCCGGCACCCGCACGACGCTCGCCGTGGTCGGTGGACCTGATGCCGGTTTCCAAGAAACCGCGACGCAAGTACACCGGCCCGCGAAGCGGACGTGATTTCGACGCGATGATGCGCAGCAGCGAACCGCTGCGGCTCGACCCGAATCCGCCGAAGGTCACCGCGTCACCGGCGCCGTCGAAGGCGAAAGTAGCCACGGTGCGCACCCGGCCGGCCGCGCGCGGGCTGTCCCGCAACGCCAAGATCGGCATCGGCATCGGCGCAGGTGCTGCCGTAACCGGTGGCGCTGCCTACGCTCTGCATCGTCGTAGGTCCCGGACCAGGAAGAGTGACGAGATGATCCTGATCGATCCGTTCACCGGGGACTACCTGCAGGTCGAGAAGAGCTACGCGATCGGCAAGGTGGACATCCTGCCGGGCAAGTCGTCCCGGGTGGCTCCGCGGCATCGCACCTCTCCGAACATGGGTGACGGCCAGCGGGTGCGCCGCTGGAAGGCGAAGGGCCGGCCGCAGGGCCGGGTGTTCGTCTACCACGGCAAGGGGCAGAGCGCGGTCGGCATCGGCAAGCGGCTCGACGGCCGGGTGCCGAACACCGGCGGAGCGGCCACCGTCAGCTTCCGTGGCGGCCCGCTCTCTGAGTTGGGACGGCACAACCGGGTGGGGCAGCGCATCCCGCGATAGGTACCTGCTGCGCTAACGAAAACTGCTGACCACACTGAGGCCACCATGACGCCCCGGACCGTGCGGAAGCTGAGCGACCTGGAGATCGACGAGATCTCGGTCGTGGATCGCCCCGCCAATCAGCACGGACTGGTCGCCATCGCCAAACGAGACGAAGGACTCCCGATGGCTCTGTGGGACGAGAACGGCGACGAGGTCTTCGAGGACGAGCTCGAGCACGGGATGGTCGTGTACGACGACGACGACAACCCACTCGTCTACGCCGAGGACGGGCAGGACATCGACCTCGAGGACCTGGGCCTGGAAGTCGACGACTCCGGCGACCTGGACGACGAGTACGACGACGAGCCGGAGCTGGAGCCTGCGCTGGCCAAGGCGCTGGGCTACTCCGAGTTCGGCAAGGCCGGCCTCGGCCGGCGGGCGCAACTGCTTGCGCTCAAGGGTGGCATCAAGGGCCGCGACTACGCGCGCACCGGGCGCGGCATGGTCGAGTCCTACGGCCGGGAAGCGCGCAGCCGAGGCGGCCGCCGCGCACGTCAGGCCGGGATGCGCACCGCGATGACCGGGCGCGCCTACCCGTGGACGACCGCCGGCATCACCGGTGCCGGAGGCGCAGGAGCAGGCGTCGCCGGCGGCCGGCGGTCCAAGAAGGCCGCGCGCGACAGCCTGGGCGATGGCATCTACGGTGCGTTGAGCAAGGCGATGAGCGCCGAGGACGCACGGTCGGCACTGCGGGATGTCGCCGACCAGATCGGCGAGATGCTGGCGACCTCCACCGCGGCCGCGGAGCACAGCTACCGGATCGCGAAGTCCCTCGCCGACGAGCGGGAGTCCGAGACCTGGATGCAGGTCGCCGACGGTTACGAGCTGCCGGTCGACCCACGGGTGCTCGGCGGGGTGCTCAAGCGGGCCGGCCGGGTGCTGCCGCGTTCCGACGTGGCGGTGCTGGACCGGATCTTCAAGGCGGCCGGCGAGGCCAACTACTTCGCCGAGCAAGGCATCAACGCGCCGTTCTCGGCAGGCGGCACCCACGACATGATCGAGGCCGCCGCGATGGAGCTGGTCGGCAAGGCCGACGGCACCACTCGGGAGCAGGCGGTCACCGCGCTGTACGCGGCGAACCCCGCGGCCTACGACGAGTACCTGCGCGAGCAGGCAGAGCGCTGGTAACGAGACCGAGGAGAGGCCGTGGCCTACGAGGAAAACCTAAAGAGCCTGAGCCACAACGCGGATGCGTCGGTCGGCATCTACACCGGCGTGCCCGGCACCCCTGGCGCAGCGGTGCCCAACAGCGGCAAGCAGTACTGCGCGCTGAAGCTGACCGGCGCCAACCAGGTTGGGCTGGCGGTGGCGGCAACGGACAAGCTCTACGGGATCCTGCAGAACAAGCCGCAGGCACCCGGCCACGCTTGCACCGTCGGGGTCAGCGGCATCAGCTTCGCCCGCGCGGGCGCGGCCTTCGCCGCCGGCGTGGAAGTGATCCCGGATGCCACGGGCCGGTTCGTCGCCGGTGCGTCCACCGGCACGGGATTGAAGTTCATCTCCGTTCTGCCGGCTTCGGTCGCTGACGAAGTGACCTCCGTCCGGATCGTCGGTTAGGAGCCGCTGAGCCATGCCATCGCCCACTGTCAGTGATCTCCACGTCAACCAGCCGCTGACCAACGTGAGCGTCGCTTACGTGCAGTCCAGCGACTCGTACATCGCGGACAAGGTGTTTCCCAAGGTCCCGGTGATGAAGCAGTCGGACATGTTCTGGCGGTACAGCAAGTCCGACTGGCGGCGCACCAACGTCAAGCGGCGCGCGCCTGGCACCGAGACGCCGGGAGTGGGCTGGCGGCAGACCACGGACACGTACTTCACTCACGTGTACGGCGTCCACAAGGACATCGACGACCATACCCGGGCGAACGCCGACTCCAACTTCAACCTGGAGCGGGACGCCACCGAGTTCGTCACCAACCAGCTGCTGCTGCAGCGCGACATCGACTGGGTCAACGCCTACTTCCACACCGGGGTGTGGGCGACCGAGCGCACCGGGGTCACCTCGGCCCCGGCCACCGCGCAGTTCCTGCGCTGGGACATCGCGAGCTCGGACCCGCTGTCGGACGTGTCGAACTGGGTCATCGAGTTCCGCCGCCTCACCGGCTTCGCGCCGAACGTCGCGGTGATGGGCGCATACGTGATGGCTGCCCTCAAGCAGCACCCGGACATCATCGACCGCATCAAGTACACCCAGCGTGGTGTCGTCACCGAGGACCTGATCGCCACCCTGTTCGACATCGACGAGCTGTACGTGTCGTACGCGACCGTTGCCTCCGGCCCGGAGATGGACGACAGCGCAGCGCAGGACGCCGCGGCGACCTACGCCTTCATCACCGGCGCCGACTCTTTCTGGATGGGCTACGCGCCCAGCTCCCCGAGCCTGCAGACTCCCTCGGCCGGGTACACCTTCACCTGGAAGGGCTACCTCGGCGGCAACAGCGAGGGTGTTCGGATCAAGCGCTTCCGGATGGAGCACATCGCGTCCGACCGGATCGAGGGTGAAGCCACCTACGACATGCACGTCGTGTGCGCGGACATGGGGATCTTCGTGAACACGGCGGTTACCCTGCCGTCGTGACCGACGACGCAGCAGCGGTAGCGCAGGAGGTGCCCGATGCCGAAGCGCGTGATGCCGACGCAGTTCAAGGCCGGCCGAAAGGTAACGGTCGGCGGCGTCGCGTACAACAAGGGCGACGTAGTGCCGAACACGGCGGTGGCGGCGACAAGGCGGCTGGGAGCGCTGGTCAGTCGGTTGTGGCTGATTCCGGACAAGCACCCGAAGGACGGAACCGCCCCGGATCCCTCGATCTTCACGCCCATTCACTACTCGCCGGCCGAGCGCAAGAAGATCGCAGCGACCTGAGCAAGGCGCTGAATGGCGCCTCGGAGCAGGTGTACCGGTGCGGGCCCAAGCCGATCCCGATCCCCGGCAAGAACGAGGGCGACCCGCCGATCATGATCCAGCCTGGTGAGATCGTGCCGGGCACCGAGAGCTGGCCGCGGCTCGAGGCGTGGGAGCGGGCGCGGCGGATCGTGCGAGCGTAATGCGATCTGCATAACGCGGGGAGGTGGGCCGTGACCTGGACATACTCCGGTGACCCGTCCACCTCGGACCGGGACGCCTGCCGCTACTACGTGCAGGACACTGACGCCGCGGTGCCGTACATGCAGGACGAGGAGTACGACTACCTGATCACGACCTGGATGCCCCGGTTCGACAACATCATCGGGGTGGCCTCGGTGGTCGCCGACGTGATCGCCAACAAGTACGCCGGGGTGGTCGACGTCGTCGCCGACGGGGTGAAGGCCGCCATCGCCACCCTGATGGCCAACTTCCGCCAGGTCGCGGTGTCGTTGCGCTCGATGTACACCTCGCTGCAGTCCACCGGCGAGGTCGACATCTCCAACTTGATGTTTTCCTCCGGCGTGGACCTGAGCATCGAGCCGACCATCTTCGCGGTGGCCATGCACGACAACCCGTTGGCCGGCCAGCAGAACGTCTGGCCGATCTCCTACTGGCCCGAGTACACCGAGGGCCTCAACACCTACATCGGCTGATGACCGTCCTGCCGCCGGAGATCGGCCCGCTGATCGCCCGCTCGCTGAATCTTGCGCAGCCGTTCGCGCAGGCGACGGTGGAAGCGGAGATGACCAGCCAGGTGCGGATCCGCCGGCCGCTGGACAACGTCTATGACCGGACCGCGAAAACCTTCACCAACCCGGACGATCCGATCATCTACGAGGGCAAGGCGCATTTTTCGGACGTTACCGGTGGCCAGACCTACTCCGCTTCCGGGGAGATCATCCCGACCACCATCGCCACCATGCAGATCCCGCTGAGTGCCGACCGGATCTTCTACGGCGACACGGTGGAGCTGCTGGTGAACACCATCCCGGCCGCCCAGGGCGTGCATTTCCGGGTGACCGGCGTCGACGTCGGCGGCGCGATCCCCGCCCAGCAGTCCCTGACGGTCGAGGGCCAGGCGCCCTCCGAGGCGACCCCGGAGATCTGATGGCTGACAACCTCGACCACGTGATCGCCCAGCTGACCCGGATGCACACCAGTCCGCCCTCGACGATGCCGCTGATGCAAGCCGCGGCGCAGGCCGCGAACATCACCAATGCGCAGTTCCGCAGCTCAGGGGTGCCCTACCAGGTGAGGGTGTCGGCGACGGCGCGAGGCGCACGGCTCACGATGAACCCGACCGGGCCGCCGCTGCGCCAGTACGCGATCCGGCCGGTGGATGTGCTGCGGCGCAACGTGCGCGGCGCCCTGCCGGTGGCGCGCAATCAGCTGGCGGCGAGGCTGCGATGAGCTCGCGGACCCAACCACTGCGCGGCCCGATCACCGACTACCTGCTCACCGAGCTGGTCAACACCCTCGACGGAGTGCTGGTCGGCGACGGGGTGGCCCCGGACGACGGTGGCTGGAAGGGCGGGGACATCGGGGCCGGCACCTTCGCCGCGTACGTGGTGCTCACCACCGGCGTCGCGACCCAGGTGAACACTCCGCCGCAAGGGCTGAAGGATCAGTCCGGGGACGCCTGGAACCTGACGTACACGCTGGCCTCCTACGGCGGGGTGCGACAACAGGCCGATGACGTCGCCGACCAGGTGCGCGCGGCCTGGCAACAGATCGACCTGTTGCGCAGCGTGGACCTCGGCCAGCCGTGGGGCTTCCAGTCTCGCCAGATCACCACCTACGGCGCGGTGAGCCCGGAGTACGCCGGTACCCGGGTGCAGTGGTGGAGCGTCTCGGATGCCGCTGTGCTGCAGCTGACCGCGCGCCGGACCTAATGCGCTAAGCGAGCGGGCTACCTACCCTCGCGGCAGGAATGGACTCAACGAGAGGCAGCCGATCGTGCGCATCATTCCGAACGAGAACAGCTGGATCGGCTTCGCGACGACGATTGCGAACATCTCCGCACCGAAGGTCGCCGAGATCACCGGAGCCGTCGACCTGACCGACGCGATCATCACGATCACTGCCTCGGCCACCGGCAACACCGTGCCCACACCCAGCCTCAAGTCGCTGTTCGAGCGCTCCGTGCCAGGCACCGCCGCCGCCCAGTTCACGATGGATGCCTACCGGGACGACGAGGACGACACCGTCTACGAGACGCTGCCCCGCAACACCAAGGGCTACGTGCTGATCTCCCGCTTCGGCGGCACCGGTCCGGACAACGCGCCGGCGGTCGGGGAGAACTGCGAGGTCTGGCCGGTCCATGTGAGCTCCCGGAGCAACTCCGCTATGACCTCGAACACCGCCGAGACGTTCACTGTCACCGCCGCGGTGCCCGACGAGCCCGACGAGGACGCTGTCGTTTCCGCGTAGCGTGAGCGCCGTTCTGCTTGCAGGAGCGCATAGGCAGGGTTTGCCGCCCCTGATGGTGGCCTGGCGGGAAGAAGTGGACGCGAGTCCGACCGGCGATGCCGCGCCACTCCTGCAGGCAGATCTGAGGTACTGCGCACGAGGTACTTCGGGCGTAGCCTGCGGGCATGCCAGCTAGTGCTACCTCCACCAAAGAGCCGGATGCGATCGAGCCCCGCGCGGCGCGTGCCGAGGCGCCGGAACCGGAGCCGGTCGAAGAGGTCGAGGAAATCGCCACCTTCGCCGACTTGATGGCCAAGGACATCCGGCGCGCCGACGTGCCGGTGCAGTTCCCGGCGAAGAACGGCGGCAAGCCGACCCGCAAGATCGTCAAGATGCGCTCGATCAGCGCGATCGACTACGACGACCTGGTCTCGAGTTACGCGCCGAACCGCCAGCAACGCGACCTGGGCATGCAGTACGACCCGGAGAAGTTCCAGCCGGCGCTGGTCGCCGAGTGCATGGAGCAGCCGACGATGACCCTCGACCAGGCCACCGCGCTGTACAAGAACCCCAAATGGTCGGGCGGTGAGTTCGCCACCTTGTTCCTGGCAGCCCAGCGGCTGTGCAACGTGACGATGGACGTCCCTTTCAGCGCGACCGGATAAGGCGGGACCGCAACTACGCGATCGAGCTGAAATACGCCTGCGCGCACGGCATCCCCTGGTCGCGCTACCTGCGCATGTTCGACCGGGTCGATAGGGCCCGGGTGATCGCCAACGAGCTGGAGGAGGGCAGCCGCTGCTCCATGTGCGGCACCGCCCAGTGGGAGTGGGACGAGGACCCGGGCGCCTACGAGGCGGTGCCGATGACCTGCCCCGGCTGCAAGGAACGCGACCAGGTCCGCGAGCAGCAGGACGGCCAGAAGCCGGGGGTCTCCATCCGGTTGCTGCCTCGGGCGCTGGCCCAGCGAGTACGCGAAACTCCACGTAGACGTCCCCGGAGTCCCCGAGAGCTCGCCGGGAAGTCGTCCGGGAGGAGGCGGCGGAAGTGACCGAGCCGCTGAACCTGGATCTGAACCTCAACGCGCAGGACTACATCAACCAGGCCGGCCAGGCTCTGTCGGCGACTCAGCAGCTCGACGGCGGGTTGCGCAACCTCGCGGTCACCACCGCCGGCATGCAGCGGGTGTTCGCTGCGGCCGGCCCCAGCCCGCAGCACACCCAGCAGTTGGTGCGCTACGGCCAGGCCGCTGCGATGGCGCAGTACCAGCTGTCCGGGCTGGCGGCCACCCAGACCGTCACCCACCAGAGCGCGACGGCGCTGGCCGGCGGGATGCGCCAGCTGGCCCGCGACATCCCGATCGGCAATGCGGCCGCCCAGCAGCTGGTGTCCACCGTCACCCAACTCGGCATCGTCGGCGACCGCTCGGTGCAGAAGATCGTCGCGGTCTCCCGCGCGGCCGCCCAGCTGCAGCAGGCCAACACCGGCACCAACGCCAACCTGCTGGCCTCCTCGATGGTGCAGCTCGAGCGCACCTTCGGCGATCAGGGCATCGACCCGAAGCGGATCACCGCGACCGGCGACGCGCTGACCTACGTCTCCAAGATGTCCGGCGCCTCCGCGCAGGGCGTGCTGGACCTGTCCAATGCGATCGGCCCGTTCGCCCAGGCATCCGGAATCGGCAAGACCGCGACGTTGGGCATCTCCGCCGGGCTGGCCCGCATCGGGCAGGACGGGGTCTCCGCGGCCAACGCGATCTCCACCCTGCTGCAGGGCATCAATCGGGCGGTCAAGGAGGGCAGCCCGGACCTGGCGAACTACGCCAACATCATCGGCGGAATCAGCCCGCAGGCCTTCCAGCAGCAGTTCCAGCAGGCGCCGACGGCGACCTTGACCCGGATCCTGTCGGCCCTGGGCACCGGCAGCCCGCAAGCCGTCACCCAGATGGAAAGTCTTGGGCTCGGCGGCATTCGCAGCCAGCGGGCGATCCAGGCGGTGATCGCCTCCGGCGGGTTGCAGACCTCGATCAACCAGGCGATCGGCGCGTACGGCGGCGGGGCGACCGGGCGCGCCGCGGCTGCGGCCAGCACCTCCGTCATCGACAACTTCACCAAGGTCTCGGCCTCCGCCCAGCAGGTAGCCGTCGCGTTCGGCGCTCCGCTACTCGGCCCGCTCGGCACCTTCTCCGCGATGCTGGCGCACGTCACCGGCGGCATCGCCGGGGTCGCCGGCGGGCTGATGAACAACCGGGTGGTGCGCGACCTGGCCACCATCGGGGTGGTCGGCGGCGGCGCGGCGATGCTCGGCGCCCGGATCATCCCCGGTCTCGGGCTCGGCTCGGCCGCGCTGGCCGGTGCCACCTCCTCGCCGGTGCGGGCGCTGGCGGCCGGTATCGCATTGGAGCGCAGCGGTGGCGACATCGAGGCGGCGCTCGGTACTCGCCTCGGCCGGTTCGGCGCACCGATCCTGGGCCGCTACCAGGAGGGTGAAGGCAGCCTGCTGTATCAGCGCCGCTCTTACCTGACCGGCCGGCCGATCGAAGCCGGTCAGGGCGCGCAGCTGGCGATGGGCATGGGGATGGGTTTCGGGCAGGCCCGCGGCCCGTACGAGCGGATCGCAAACCGCTTCGGCACGCCGCGCCGGATCGGCGCCGGCATCCTGACCGCGTTCGGCGAGGGTGCGCAGGCTTACAGCCGACTGACCGCCGAGCAGTTCCAGATGGCCCGGCTCAACATGACCGGTCAGGGGATGGGGCTGGGCGGCCAGCTCGGCGAACACGGCCCGCTGACCGAGGCGCAGTCGAGAGCGATGGCTACCGGCTCCTGGCAGCAGTTCTTCGCCGGGGTGCGTAATGCAGGCACCGGCCCGGGCGGGTTCCGCAACGTCGGCTCGGAAGGCTACTTCCGGGATCTGGGCGCCTCCTTCCGGCAGCTGCGTGCGGAGATCGACCCGACCACCACCGGGATGCGCTCGCTGCGCGGCGCCGCGTCGGCATTCGGCGCCTCGATGTGGGAGACCGCTCGCTTTGGCGGCTCCGCGATCGGCCGTGGTGCGATGGGCTTGTTCGGTGCACTCGGCGGCCCCGGCATGGCGGTCACCGCCGGCATCGGGCTCGGCACCTACGCCTACACCCAGTACCAGCAGGACCAGGCGAAGAAGCGAGAAGAAGCCCAGGCACAGATCTCCGGTTCGATCACCGGCAACCTGGACTCCTTCAACGAGTCGATCGGGCACGCCACCGACAACACGACCTCCTTCGCCGACGCGATGGCCAAGGCGACGTCCGCGGCCGGTGGCGCCGGCCCGCAGATCCCCGGCTCCATCCAGCGTGGGCAATCCACTGCGCAGGTCGTTGCGCAGCTGCAAGCGATGTCGGCGAAAGGGTTCGACGAGACCCAGCAGGCCGGGCTGCGCACCGCGCTGCAGGGCCGCGGGTTCTCCAACGCGCAGATCGGCGACATCCTGGCGCGCGTTCCGCAACAGCGCGGGGTCGGGATGGGCGGCAACATCGGCACACTGATGCCACTGCTGAACATGGCGCTGGCCCAGGGTGTGCAGGTGCCGACCACCTGGCCCGGCTACAACATGCGCCAGGGCGGCATCACCGAGTCGGAGTACTACCACCACGCGCCGAACCTGCATCTGTTCGGCGCCGGTGCGATCCACCTCGACTCCCGCACGAAGGACCTCAACAAGCAGATCAACGAGGCGATGAGCCAGCGCTTTTCCTCACAGAAGGACGCCTACGGCGAGGGGTACGCCACCCAGACGAAGTACCAGGACATCAACACGCTGATGCTGCGCGCGGCCGCGGCCGGCAACGAAGCGGAGGTCAACGAGCTCGGCGACCAGATCGCCCGCAGCCAACTCGACCAGCAAGGCCATATCCCGCGGATCACCAGCTCCGACATCAAGCACTATGGCGGCTACATCCAGGCGTACGCGGCCAAGAGCAAGGTCTTCGGGCAGATCTACGCCAACCAGCAGCAGAGTCTCGGGGTCAACCTGTCCGGCCAGGGCGTCGGCCCGGGCGCCACCCTCGGCCCGGTCGGCCGGACCGCGGCAAATCTCGGCGGGCCGCTAGCCACCTACTACAACAACACGATGGCCGGGGCGGCCAGCCCGTTCCCGTGGGCGCCGGGCACCGCGCAGTATGCCCGCGGCGCCACCCAGGCGTTCTTGCAGCAGCCGGGCAGCCCGGGCGCGCTGAACACCGCGGCGCAGGCGCAGGTCGACGCGGCGCTGAAGGCGGGCAAGTCGCTGACCGACGTCGCGTCGGCGGCCGCGAAGATGGCCACCAACACCGACGACGCCACCGACGCGCTGACCAAGCTCGGCGCAGCAGTGCAGGCCGAGGCGCAGTTCCGGGCGGCTGGCCAGGCCCCGTTCCAGACCGGCGGTCAGCAGTTCGCGCAGCAGTTCGGGCTGGCCACCGGGCTGATCGCCAACGCGAACACGAACACCCAGGCCGGGCAACAACAGCGCCAGCAGGGCCGCCAGAGCCTGCAGGACCTGATGACCGGGCTCGCCGACCAGATGAAGCAGCGCCTCGCCAACATCCGGGCGTTCCAGATCCAGGAGGCCCGGGCTACCTACGACTTCACCCTGTCCCAGTCCCGGGCGCAGGAGGACTACCAGCTTTCGCGCACCCGCTCCGAGGAGGACTTCCACACCCAGTCCGAGCGGGCCACCGAGGACTACCACACCCAGCTCTCGCGCGAGGAGCGCGACTTCAACATCTCCATGACCCGTGGCCAGCAGGACTACCTGACCACCCGCGGCCGCGCGATCCGTGACTTCAACATCCAGCTGCGCCGGCAGATCGAGGACCAGGCGCGCACCCTGTACGACCCGTACAAGCGGATCCAGACGCAGGCGGTGTGGGACGCGAAGAACTTGCTGGTCAACATGCAGGAGCAGAACCAGGCGATCTCCCGGCAGGCCGGCCAGCTGGCCCAGCTGCGCCGCCAGGGCCTGACCGACCAGGCGATCCAGCAGCTGGACCTGACCAACCCGCAGAACGCGCAGCAGGTCTCCCAACTGCTGTCCAACTTCCTGTCCGACCCGAAGCTGGTCTCTCAGCTGAACCAGGCCGCGAAGGCGCGGGCCGGGCTCGGCGCGGTGCTGGTCACCGACCCCTCGAACCTGGCGATCAAGCGGGCGAAGGACGACTTCAACCGGCAACTGGGCGACATGGAGGTCGACTACAACAAGCAGGTTGCCCGGGCCCGGCAGGACCTCGCCCGCCAGGTCGCCGACCAGGAGCACGACTTCGGGCTGTCGATGGCCCGGATGGAGCACGACTTCAACCTGCAGCTCGAGCGCTCCCAGCACGACATGGACGTGGCGATGGGCCGTGCACAGGCCGACTTCGGCACCGCGACCAAACGGATGGAAGAGGACGTCGACAACGCCAACAAGCAGATCACCGGCAGCCTCGGCGATCTGTGGAAGGCGACGATGGACACGATGAAGGACAAGCACGCCGACGTCACCAAGCTGATGCAGGACGGGCTCGGGTCGACCGTGAAGTTCCTCACCGACAAGAAGAACATCAACCAGATCAATGCCGCCTACAAGGACCTCTTCCCCTACGACCTGTCCAAGATCTTCGGCTCCGGCGGCGGCACCGGCGGTACGGGCGGAGGCACCGGCGGCGGGTCGCTGGCGGGCTCCATCTTCGGCAAGTGGCCGGTGGTCAACCCGATCATTTCCCAGCAGTACGGCAACCGGAACGGCCGGGACGCCGGCGGGCACCCCGGCATCGACCTGGCCGAGAGCCCGGGCACCCCGATCATCGACGAGCTGTCCGGCGTCGTGGTGCAGTCCGGCTGGAACGACGGCTACGGCAACAGCCTGACCATCGACCACGGCAACGGGCGCACCTCGCTGTACGGGCACATGATCGCGGCGCCGCACTGGAAGGTCGGGCAAATCATCAAGCCCGGCAACCTGATCGGCAACGTCGGCTCGACCGGCAACTCCACCGGCCCGCACCTGCACTTCGAGCTGCGCCAGAACGGGCGCACCGTCGACCCGAACATCGAGTGGCCGATCTGGCGGACCTCCGGCGGCGCGAACTCGGTCGCCAACATGCTCGGCTTCTCCAACTTCGGGCCGTGGGGCGCGTTGCTGGAAGGCGCCTACCTGCAGATGAGCCAGGGCACCAGTGCGAACGCCACCCCAGGCGGGCTGGTCGGCGGGCTGCCGGCGACTGGGCCGATCCAGGCGTACGCGATGGAGCTGCTCAAGCGGCACGGCTGGGGCAACCAGTGGGGCGCGTTCTCCGCGCTGGTCAACGCCGAGGATGCGTCTTGGGACCCGCACGCCACCAACCCGACCTCCGGTGCGTACGGCATCCCGCAGGCGCTGCCCGGCTCACGGATGGCGTCGGCCGGGCTGGACTGGCGTAACAACCCGCGCACCCAGCTGCGCTGGATGATCGACCAGTACATCCCGCACCAGTCCAGCCACTTCTCCACCCCGGAAGAAGCCTGGGCGTTCCACCAGAAGGCCGGCTGGTACGGCGACGGCGCGATCTTCAACGGGCCGCGGATGATCGGCGTCGGCGAGGCCGGGCCGGAAGCGGTGATCCCGTTGGATCAGCGGGGCGCCTCGATGATGGCCGCGGCGATGAGCAACGTGATCTCCAACCACGAGCTGCGCCAGCTCTCGACCTCCGGCTTCTCCTCGCCGGTGACCTACCACACCGAGCAGGTCACGCTGGACAACCGCCAACAGTTCGGCGAGGGCTCCGTGGTGGTCGTCGCCCAGGACCCGGACGTGATGGCTAAGAAACTGCAGGCCCGCCAGCGTCGAGCCAATTTGACAGGACCGAAGCGATGAGACCCGCGTTGTACCCGGTCACGCCCTTCGACGTGGTGCGCCGGCCGTCAACCATATTGGACATCGCGTGCCGGCTCGAGACCCCGACCGGCTGGCTCGACCTCGAGGACGACGAGCACTACGAGCTGCACGGCGACGCGCTCGCCCAGCGCGCCGTCACCTGGCGCAAGCAGCAGGTCAGCTCGCCGTACGTGGAAGGCACCTACACCACCGCGGCGGTCAAGGAGAACGTCACCGAGGCGCTGGTGGTGCTGGTGCGCGGCGGCGACCCGCTCGAACTGGCGGACCTGATCGCGGCGGTCACCGACGGCTTCGACCAGATGGCTTTCCAGGTGATGCTGACCATCAACGGGATGGTGGAGTACTGGACCTGCGTGGAGCCGGCGGGCTACACGATCGAGATGCAGCGTGAGTTCCGGCACGCGGTGATCGGCGTGATCCGCGGCGAAGTGGTCCGGCTGCCCACCCTGACCTACGCGGCGGCGGCGCAGGAGGAGATGTGAGCGCCACCTGCAGCATGCTGCACCGGCAGCTGCTGCTGACTGCGCTCTACACACCGGACAATTTCGTGCCACTGGACATGCTGTACGCGGCGCTGGCCTATCGCACCCCGCTGGTGAACTCCTCCGGCACCACCGTCGACGAGCCGACCGTCGGCGACTACGCCCGGGTGCCGATCCCGTTGGATTCCGACCACTGGATCGTGACCAGCTTCGGCGAAGCGGTCACCCTCACCGACACGGTGTTTCCGACCCCGAGCGTCGACTGGGGACTGCTGATCTCCTGGGTGCTGTTGGACTCACCGATCGGTGGCGGCATCCTGTCCGCCGGCAGCCTGGTGGTGCCGACCTATTTCGTGGCCGGGCAGGACCCGCCGATCCTGGGCGCCGGGCTGATCGTGACCGGGCTGTATGACTAGCCCCGACGGCGGCGGCCAAGGCACCCAGGGCACCTACCTGTACGGCGCCCCGGCCCGGGTGAATCTGCGCGCCGACGCGGCGCTGAAAGCCACCGCGCCGGCGAACGCGGAGACCATCGACATCGACATCTCGAGCATCCAGTTGCTCGAATACTGGATCGACGAGCGCGGCATCCCGCGCGGCTACCCGCCCTGCGGCGCCCTCTACCGGGTGGTCGGCGGCACCGGAGTGCCGCAGTACACCGATGTGCCGCCGGGAGCCGACGAGGTCAACCTGGGCTGCGACTGCCGCTGGTTGCCGACCGAGGACAGCTACACCCCGGACGGGTTGTGGCGCCCGCAGTTCGGCGGCAATCTCAACTGGCTCGGGCAGCCGCCCGACCTGCCCTATCTCGACGAGGGCTACAGCCATCTGGTGCGCGGCGGCGATGAGGTGGCGCACAACGCGGTCGTGATCGACGGCGACAGCTGGCTGGCGCTGGACTCCTCGGGCACCGCCGCCGGCGCGTTCACGATCATCCTGGTCGCGGTGTTCCGGCCGAACCCGGAAGGCGCGGCCTACTCGATCCTCGAGTCGAACACCCTCAACGTCACCGACCCCTCCGTCATCGACTGGGCGCTGCGCTACGAGGCGGGCACGCTGCGGCTGCGAGCTGGCACCATCCGCGCCCAGCACGCGCTGGTGTTCCCGCAGTCCAGGGCGGTGTTCCTGGCCCTGGCGCTGGACCCGGTGCAGGCCAAGTTGATGGTGGCCGGCAAGACGAAGACCACCGTGGTCGGCTCGACTGCCGGCATCTCCGTCTACGACTTGCAGCTCTACCTGGGGCGGCCGGGCGGGAATCTGGTGAAGGCGATGACCGCGCAGATGGACGTGCTGGATTTGGCCTTTTACGGCCGGTCGCTGTCCTTCGACGAGCTCAACGACAAGCTGCACCTGCTGGATGCGGTGTACGGGATCGTCGGATGAAGACGCTGCCGGCGCTGGTGCGCCACGCGATCGTCGGCAAGCAGGCCGGCAGTTGGCAGCTGTTCGCGACCCCGGCACATGGAAAGAAAGTCGCGCTGGTTTCTTTCCGGGGCATCCCCACCCAGCTCGGCAGCATGAGCTTCGAGGATCCCTACGGCCCCAGCGCTTTCTCCTTCACGCTGCCGCAGGCCACCATCTTCGATCGGCGCGGGATCGGTGACCTGGAATGGGCAGTGAAGAACACCGACGTCGACCTGGTCTGGACCGGGCCGCTGCCGGCCGGCTACCCGTGGCCGTCCTTCCGTTGGGAGGGTTACATCGTCGACTTCGGCTTCTCGGATGCGGGCATGGAGATCACCTGCACCGGGGCGCTGCACCAGCTCGACGGCACCCTGGCCAAGCCGGAGTTCCCGGCCCGCCCGCTGCCGTATGAGTGGGCGATCGCCCGCTGTTTTCTGGGCGACCCTTCGCTGCGCGTCGGCGCGTTGCAGATGCATTGGCCGTCATGGTGGAAAATCCGGTACGCGGATCCGGCCAAAGGCACGCCGACCTATCTGATCCCGACGGGAGTGAAGAGCGGTGACAACTGGACCGCGATGCTCACCCGATCCACCGGGTCGTGGGACGCGATGCTCACCGGCTACATCCAGTCGCTGCTGTCCTCCATGTACACCGAACGTGGGCGGTTCGCTCTCGATCTGTGGCCTGGTCGTGTTCCCGTACTTCTGCATCGTGACCTTCGGTTCGCCCCCGACGATGACGTCCCCGTTGTGGATCTGGTGGCGCCTGGTGTCACCCACACCCTGAACGAGGACCACACCCAGTCCTCCACCACGCTGTTCGGGCAGGGCACGTCGCTGTCGGGCATCGGCTACTCCGGCATGGAGGTCTCCGCGGACGGGCAGTCCACGATCTACCTGCCGCTGGCCTCCACCCGCCAGACCTACCCGGCCTCCGACTCGGCCGGCTGGTACGACCGCACCAAGATGCGCCAGGAGGTGCTGCTGCAGCTGCAGCAGGGGCTGGACGAGGACCAGGCCCGCAAAGTGGCGATCGCCCACCAGCAACGCTTCGGCGACCCGGGCCTGACCGGCACCATCACGCTGGCCACCGACCCGCTGATGCCGGATGGCACCGTCATCCCCCGACATCTGGTGCGGGCCGGCATGGACATTCAACTCCCCCGGGTGTTCGGCTCCGCGGACGGGGTGGTCGCGCACATCTCGAGCTCGGACGCGAACATCTTCGGCGGCACCGTGGACCTCACGGTGGACACCAAATGCCGGGACGCGCTGACCGTCGACGAGGTGCGCATCCGCGGCCGTGACGCCCTCACCGTCACCCGGATGCTGGTCGCTGGCGGGTACTCACCCCCGATCCCCGACCAGCTGCTGCCGTGGAACTACGCCACCGGCTCCGGTTGCATTCCCTCGGGCCCGCAGCTTTCTTCTCAGCGGTTGTGGTCGGGCATGCCGAACTCGATCCACTTCCCGTGGACGGACTGGACGATCACCCGGCCACCGAAAGCCGCGGCCTGGAAGACCTGCTACATCCACCTGGGCCCGGCAGCCGGCAACGCCGACAAGAACTGGGCGCAGCTCGGCGACATCGACGGCTCGTTCATCGCGATCCCGATCAAGGCGGCGCAGGCCGCGACCATCCGGCTGTTGCAGCTGGCTGCCTACGACAAAGACGGGCACGTGCTGCCGGTCGACTTCCACATCGGCTTCTACCTCTCGCGCGGCGCCAATTTCATGTCGACGCCGTTCCTGCCGGCCGCGTACGCCACCGCCTACCCGCCCTACACCACCGGCCAGCACTACCCGTTCTTCCCGGGCGCGTGGGAGCACTACAACGCCGACGGCACCGCGACCCAGCCGGAGCTGGCGAACGCGACCGACACCTCCGGGCTGATCCGGGCGTACGGGTCCAACTACGAGAAGGCGGGGCACTGGCCGGGCAGCTTCGCCGCCGGCGACCCGGCGACCGGGATGCTGGTGGACGAGGCGACCTGGGAGATCGACACCACCCATTTCGATGCGAACTTCGACCCGTACTCACCGACTCGCAACGCCACGAATCCGCTGGCCGGAATGATCTACTGCCTCATCTACTGCGACGCGCAGAAGAGCCAGGACGTCTATTTCGCGGGGCGCCTGTTCCGGGCCGAGCCTGGCACTACAACCTAGAAAATAGGGAGTAACCGATATGCCTGGCACGGGTGGTTGGTTCGACCCGAGCGACATCACCGCATTCTTGGACGCCTGGGCGAAAGCGCCGAGGTACGTGGGCTTGTGCAGCTCCGACCCGAAGCTGGCCTCAGACCCGCTGACCACCGAGGTGCTCGGCGACGCCTACCGGCGGGTGCCCGCGGCCCTGATCCGCTCGAACCTGCTGTTGCGCAACGGTTCTGCGTGGGTGTGGCTGGGCCTGCTGCCGGGCACCCGCATCCATGGCATCGCGATCTGGGACGCCATCTTCAACGGCCATGTGAAGGGCTACATCCCGCTCGAGGACCCGGTCGACCTGCCCGCCGGCGGGTCCTTCACCGGTGCGGCCGGCGACTACTTCCTCGGCTTCGACGATTGACTTCTACAACTTCTACAAGAACTTGTAGACAGGAGAGCCATGGTCAAACTGCGGCGTTGCACGATGCGGGTCGAGCACGTCCCGAAGCCGGAGCGCACCGTCGCCCACCACATCTGGCCGCAGGCGATGGGCGGGCCGGATACCGCCGCGAACAAGATCGACTGCTGCGACAACGACCACTACGGCACCCACCGGGCGCTCGACGACCTGCTGGATGCGCACGCCAAGAATGGCAAGGCGACCCGCAAGGACATGGTGCGCGGCGACGCCGTCCAGCAGCGCTACGCCTGGCGCGGCTACAACGAATGGGTGGCCGCCGGCTGCCCCGGCCATCCCGTCTACCAGCTGCTCGGCGAGGAGTCCGGCGTCGGCGACGACTGATTTCGGGCATAAAAAAAGACCCCCGTTGGGCGCCCCGGCCGCAGCCGGGACGCCCGCGGGCCTCATGCCCTCAGAGGTTCTTGAACAGCCGCGGTGTTGGTGTCACTTCGAGAGTGTGCGCAATCCGCCGGCTCTCTTCTCGTTCGGCCTCGGCTTGGGCCAACCGGGCCTGGTGCGCTTCGTAGTCGGCCATCCGCTGCGCCGAGCGGATCCGCTGCTCCTCGGCCTGCTGCGCCTGCACTGCCGCCCAGTACCGGGCCCGTCGCTTGCGCAGCGGCTGGTGGATCAGGTGGAAATAGATCATGCAGCCGGCCAGGCCCACCCAGAACCACCACTGGGTGAACATCCAGACGAAGCCGAAGAAGACGAGCAGCAGAACGAAGCCCCAGATCAGGGCAGCGATGATGACCATGGTGTTTTCCTAATTTTCCTATTCGTCGGCGGCTCGCATCTCGCGCACCGTCGATCCGATCCGGGGGCGGTCGCCTCCGGTGTTGTAGCTGGCGCCGCGACGCCCGAGCATCGCGTCGAGGATGATCGCGAAGGCGTAGCTGATCGCGTTGACGATGCCGGCCGAGCGGCGGGCTTCATGAACGACGGTGGCGGCATTGGCTTCGCCGCTGTGGCGCAGCCGATGCCAGATGAACAGGGCGGTGACGGCGGCGGAGGTGATGGACATGATCAGAACCATTCAGACATCTCCCGCTCTCGTTCGAGCTCGATACCGGTGTAGCCGTGTTGGTCGATCAGCGCCTGCAGGCAGCCATCCCGCATGTACTGCAGGCGCAGCCAGTACTCGGCCAGATCGTCGGACAGTTTCAGGGGGAAGTCGGACATCTGGATGAGGTAGTCGCCGCACTCGGTCTTTTCCAGGCCCGAGAGCAGGTCGGTGAGCTCTTCGAGGTTGGTCTGCGCCTCGCCGACCTCCCAGTCTTCGAGCCTGGAGAAGTCCTCGAAGTAGTTGGTGACGTGGGACTCGCCGGTGTTCGGATCGAAGAAGCGCATCTGGCTCTCACAGAACGCGGGGTCCCGGCGGGCCCGGGCGCGCTCGCGTTCCAAGGTGATGCCTTCCTGGCACTCCATGTCGCAGATCCGGTCCAGTGAGAGCCAGGCGCTCCCCTCGAACGCCGCCTGGATCTCGTCGTTGAGCCGGTCGAACTGCTCCGGGGTGATCGGCCAGCCGGCCCATACCCGGATGGCGCGGGCGTCTTGCTCGACATCCTCGGGCAGCATGCCGTGGTAGAGGATCTCCGGGTCGTAACCCATCACCATGTAGAACGGCCAGTCCGACCACTGCTGACCCAATCGCCAGGTCATCCGCTGCCCGACGGTCTCCATTTCGTAGCTGTGCACGGTCGCGCCGATCGGCCAGACCACGGACTGCCACTGCGCACCACCGTCCGGACCGAACCCGCTGATGGCTTCCAGCGGCGCCGGATGTCCCCCGTACCGATCGAAGCTCAACGGGTCCCGCAGATTCCACGGGACCATCAGGTGGGTGACCTCGTCGAACTTGTACTCGTCGATGATTTCTTGCGGCAGCACGAGGCCCATCAACTCCATCTCGTAGATCTCGTACATGGGGGGGTGGCGGGCCCCGGCTGCCTACCTGACCGGGGCCCGCCCGCTGGGAATTACTTGACTACCGGCGTCTTTTTCGCCGGTGCCTTCTTGGCCGGAGCCTTCTTGGCCGGGATCCGCGCCGTGATCCGGCGGGTGGCCGGTGCGTGCGCCGTCGTCGGTGCCGGCGCGGCGTCGGTTTTGGGAGCCGACTCCTTCTCGCCGCCGCGCACCCACTCGATCAACAGCGGGGTCGGGTCACCCTCGAGGCGGCCGTCGTGCATCCACGGCTCCTTCGGGTCGACACCGTCGTAGGCCTTGTTGATCTCCCGGTTGAGCAGGTTGTTCAGCTCGTTGCGCTGCTTGCCGGCCGACATCTTGGCGTAGCCCTCGGCGATCGCCAGGTGCACGTACCGGGTCAGCACCCGCTGCACGACCACTTCCGGCAGCACCGCTGCCATCGGGTCGAGCACCGCGCCGATCAGCTCGAGCTCGCGATCCGGGACGGACTGAGTGGCGAACTCCTTGGACCCCAGCAGGTGCTGGGTGGCGCCCACGATCAACGCGCAGCCTTCCTTGCGGGTCAGCCGGGCCGAACTCAGCTGACCGTTGCCGGCCTCGGCCGGCGCGGCGACCTGGCTGTTCGGCTCCGGCGCCTGCGCCGTCTCGACCGGCTTGCCGCTGGCTGCGGCAGCCTGGGCGGCCTTGGCGGCGTCCAGCCGGGCGTGCTTGGCGGCGGTGCGCTGCTGCGCCCGCAGCTCGGCAGCCTTGCGGGCCTTCTTGGTGGCCTTGCGGGCCTTCTTGTCCGGGCCCTTCATCACCGCGCCGACGAAAGCGGCGGCACCGAACAGCAGCCCGCCGATCCACAGTGCCGGAGCGGCGACCGCGGATGCAGACGCAGGCAGGATGCGGCCCAGCAGGCTGCCAGTCGCGTAGGAGCCGGCCAGTCGACCAGTCATACGCGGAGCCCAATGATCGAGCGGCAGCTTGGCGCTCAGCCATTTCTTGGCGTTGTTGTAGCCACGGCTCACCGTGTCCCGCAGCCAACCGGAGGACTTGTCGATCCAGTTGCCGGCCCGCTTGAGGCCGACCTTGCGCAACAGCCAGGACAGCGGGGCCGTCACGATCCGGGTCGCCTTGTACGCGACACGGCCGACGAGCCTGATCCCCTTGTCGAGCAGGGTGCGGCCGGTCGAGGTGAACACCCCGAACAGGGCGCCGGCGATCAGCGTGCGGCCGGAGAACCCGCGCACGAAGCCCCAGCTGCGGCCCAGCACCGTCTTGGCCATCCGGATCACCCAGGCGACCGGCGGCAGGCCGGTCAGGCCGCGGGCCTTGTCGGCAGCACCGTTGGCCAGTGCCCGGATCCGGTCCTTAGCGGTCAGATACAGGACCCAGCGGCCCTGCTCCGGGTAGACCATCCGCTCGAGTTCATCGGCGGTCGGAGTCGGGATCGTTTCCTTGGCGATCCGTCTCTCCATCTCTCTTTCGAGTGTGTCGCTCATGGCGACGGCTCCTCTCTGAGGACATGAAAAAACCCGCCGCGGGTTGCGACGGGCGTCGTAGGGACGGGTGGATAGGGACGGTCAGGTGAGGTGGTAGGTCGCCTTGAACTGCGCGCGCAGCTTGGCGGCCTGCGCCGATGGCATCGACGCCAGCGAACGATTCACCCACGCCGGCAACGTGTGGTGAAAGCTGGTCGGGACCGTGCCGGTCGGTAACTGGCTGCTGGTACGGGCCGCCACCCCGTAGGTCGGGCCGTATTGCAGTGGCGGATAGCTCTGATGGATGTAGAAGTCACCACCTCCGTTGCTCTTGGATGTCCAACCGCAACCCACCAGGTCGCCGTCGAACCAGTCCAACGGCGGGGTCAGGATGATCGACAGGCAGCCGCCGGGATGGCTGCCCGGCGTGCAGAAGCTGGCCGGCCCGAAGCCGAACTTGCCGCCGATCCTCCAGTTGGCGCCTTCGCCCTGCCAGGTCGGGTTGTACAGATAACCGGGGTCCCAGCAGGTCACCGCGGTCCACAGCCCGGACACCGAGGAGGTGTACCAGGGCTGCCAGCGCACCAGGGTGCCGTCCATCTGCCAGCAGGAGTCGACGCCCCAGTGGATGGAGACCACGGTGATGCCGGACCAGGAGTCCTTGATCTGCGCGTCGCCCCGGTGCTCCTGGCAGTTGACCGGAACCGACGCCCAGCTGGTGCCGGACGGGATCAGCGGGAACAGCAGCGCGGCCGCGGCCAGCACCGTCCCGAGCGCCCGCTTCACTTGATCTCGCAGACGACTTCGTGGTGGCTGCCCGGGCTCAGGTGCTCCACCTTGATGTCACCGGGCAGCGGCGGGAAGCCGAGCTGCTTGCAGGTCTCGGTGACGGTGACATTCGGGGCCAGCTGAGTGCCGATCGCGATCCCGATACCGCCTGCGACCAGAACCACCACCACGATCAAGATCATCTTTACGACCGTGGTGGCACGGTGTTTCGGTGGTGGCATTTCCAGCATCTCCTCGAGCGTGGTGACCATGGGACTCCTCTCGTTCCCCCGAGCGGATGGATGGTGCGGTGCGGGCGACCCTGCGGATCGAAGTAGTCAGCAGCGACCCCAACGGTTTGTTGTGGGCCGCCCGCACCACGACATGCGAAAGGCCCCGGTGCCGTGGGCTCCGGGGCCTTTCTCCCTCGTCCTTCTGCTCGCGCGGAAGAGCGAGGAAAGTGTACGGGTTTTGCCTGCCTGATTAAGGGCGAGGTGATCCCGTTGCTACTAAGTGTAGCACAAATGTTTACTCGCTGTAACTAATGCGGTGGTCTGTCGCTACCTGTACGAATACCGGCGTGAGAACACCGCACTGGCTGCAGACCACACCAACATGGCACGCCTCCGGGGCGACACCGTACCGGCCCGGCCTGCAGACCGCGATCCAAGGGTGGAGCGGTGACGGGCGGATCCATTTCAATTCCCGGCCCGGGCCTGGCACCACCTTCGGCGCCTACTCCGCGCTGCCCGACGGCAGTGATCTGCGGGCCTGGCTCGAGTTGCCCGGCCAGCACGTCGGGCTCGGCAACACCACCGCTGACGGCCATCATGCGATCGCTTCGATCAGCCGACCGGGAGCCGCTGGTGCCAGTGCGGAACCCGGCCGCGGAGTCAACAACGACCTGTGGCTGATCCGCGACGACGGGCAGTCCTGGCAGCTGACCTTCGGCAAGGACAGCGGGCTCGCGCTGATCTGGCCGATGCTGAATCACGACGGCTCCAAGGTGTGCTTCGCCACCTGTTACTACCCGGCCGGCCTCAACGTCTTCGAGGCGCTCGGCTACTGGAAGCTGATGACCGCCAAGATCAACTACGACAGTCACATGCTGACCGGGCTGAGTGATGTGACCCCGGTGCCGAAGAAGTTCTACGAGACCTACGGCTGGGACGCCAAAGGCCGGTTGCTGTTCGCCTCCGACGTCAACAAGTTGTGGGTGCTTGCCTCCCAGATCTGGGTGATGAACGAAGACAAGAGCGGTCTGACCCAGGTGTCCGCGCCGGCGTCGAGCGCGTACTGCGAGTTCTCCCAACAGCTGCCGGACGGCGCGTACGTCTATTGCACCGGCAACAAGGCCGCCAACAAGGGAATGGACCACTGGGTGCGACCGGCCGGGCCGGCCGGCACCGCTTACAAACTGACCAGCCAGTCGGCGGTGCAACCTGCGCATCCGATGGCGACCTCCTTTGCGATCGAGCCTGGCGGCAAGCGCATGGTGGCCACCTACATCGCCGATGCTTCCAGCGAAGATCTGGTGGCCACCATGTTCACGCTCACGAAGAAGTAGCGACCCGATCCGCGTACTCGATCAGATGCGCCAGCGGCACCGGGGCAGGACCGGCCCAGCGGATACCGCCGAGCCCGCACTGGTGCTCGCAATAGATCGACAGCGACCCGTCATGATGCCGGACCATCAATTTGTGCTGGCACGGTGGAGGTTTCTTGCGGCGGGTCATCGCCGCGGCCTCTCCCACAAGTCGATCGCCGCGTGCAGGTCCTTCATGTGCGCGCGGCCGCGGCGGATGCCGTCCTTGATGTTGTGCGGGTAGAACGGCCCGCGCATGTCGATCTGGCTGAGGGCCATATGTGCGACCCGGGCCAGATGCCGATGGTTCTGACGGTGCCGCAGCTGGGCCAGGATGTCGCGGGTCAACCGCAGCAGCTCGGTGTCGGACATGCTCGACTGGTGCTGACTGAAGGTGTCGATGACCTCGGACATCAGCCGACCGCCTTCCGCTTGGTGTCGATGGACTCCACCGGCGGGAACCGGGAGAACCATTCGTTGCGGTAGTCGTCCTTGGCGAAGTCCTTGCTCACCAGGTAACCGGGCGCGCTCGAGTAGTCCAGCGAGCGTTTGCCGACCCGGTAGATGCGGCCGTGGTAGGACTCGTAGTGCTCGCTGGCCTTCACCCCACAGCCGTTGCGGCAGTGCAGCAGCTCGGTGAAACCGACGATCACTCCGCGCCGGCGCTCGATGTCGATCGAGTGGTACGGGGAGAAGTCATGGCCGAAGCGCCGGCAGCGCAGCTGCTCGTCGGTCAGGTTGGTGGTGTCGTGGCTGCGGGCCGGGCCGCGTGGCTTGCTCATGCCACCTCCTCGCGCATCGCGGCGGTGACGCCGTGCGTGCGGGTCATGTGGTTGGACGCGGCGCCCCTGGTCGGGAAGTCGCGCTCGCAGTAGTCGCAGGGCCAGCGGCCGGACTCGTGATCAGGGTTGGGGGCATGAGATCGCGGGGTGGCCTCGAGTTTCGCGGTGATCCGCTCGCCGAGCTGCACCCACTTGTCGGTGGCCTTGAGCAGCAGCGGCTGGCAGTCGCTGCACAAATCGAGGCCCACTTTGATCGGGCCGACCTGCAGAACGAAGTCGGCGAAGATGTTCGGGTCTCCTTCTTCGTACGTCACGCCGCATTTGCTGCAGCTGATCAGCACGACAACTTGCTTGGGCATTAAGCGTCACCTCTGTTCCAGCGGTCGGCATCGACCGGTTCCGGTGCGGCTGCCTCGGCGGCCTGCCGCTCGTCGTATTCGTTGCGGTAGGTCTCGAGCAGCTCCTCGTATTCGTCGTGGTGCGCCAGCCGTAGCGCTTGGTTCGCCCGGCGCATCGCATGCAGCTCGCGCGGGGAGAAGGGCTGGCCGATGGTGGCGGTCAACCCGGAAATGCCCGGCATGGAGCGTTCGTTGTCGCTCATCGGTGGTCCTTTCTGGTCGCGGGCGAATGCTCGCAGATCCATTGCCGGTCGAACTGGACCAGCAGATGTCGGTACTGCAGCGCGTACATCTCGCGTAGCGCCTGGGTGGCACGGGTGACGGCGTAGGCCCGCCGCGGGTTAGCGCCCAGGGCGGTGCCGTTACCGTCGCGCCGCGCGAGGCCGGCGGTGCGAGCTCGCTCGGCCAGGATCCGGCCCCGTAGTGCGGCGAGCGGTGGTGGCTCGGTGGGCTGGCCGCTGGTAACGCCCGACGTATCCGGGGTCGTGGGGTCGGACATAGTCCTGGTCTCCTTCGGTAGGCCGGGTGCAGTGCGCCCAGTAGGCGATCCAGGCGGCGATGAACAAGCTGATCAGCAGGGCCCGCCCGTCGAAGGCGGCCAGCGCGATCATTCGGGACCTGCGTTCTCGGTGCTCATCTCGTCGGTCTCGACCTCGGCGCTGATCACAATCACGCCCATGCTTCGCAACCGGTCCTCGGCCGCATCGATCGCCTCCTGCAACTTCATCTGCTGGCGGATGCCGTGCAGCTTGCGACGGATCTCCTCGTCGTCCATGCCCTCCTCGATCAGCGGGCGGACCTTGTGCAGCGGCTGGTAGTTGTCCACCTGGTGGGTCAGCTTCTTGACCGGCTCCTCGAACTTGTCGGACTGCGCGATCAGCTCGTCGTACTTGATCAGCGGACCGACCAGGATGACGGTGAAGTCGACGACGCCCCGGTGCGTCGCGTTGAACTGCTCGAGGCCGGCCATCCGGACGTCCGCCACTCCCTTCACGTGCGGGTTGTCGGGCGGGCCGAGCAGGACGTTCATGATGTCGAAGTTGACCTCGAAGAGGTCCTTGCCGAGCTGGATGAGCAGATCGAGGCTGATCCGGGTGTCACCCATCAGGTCGGGCAGGTCGCGGGTCGGGTTGGAGTAGCCCTGGTTGAAAGCGACCAGGGTGTGCATCGCGCCGTTGTAGTACTCGACCTTGCCGTAGGCCTGGGTGATCAGCTCTTCTCCCTTCGCCAGAAGAACGTCGAGTCGATCAAGATCAACTTTGGTCATCTTCGGCATTACGGTGTGCTCCTTTCCGAGGGCACTTGGAGGGCATGAAAAAGCGGGAGCCCGGCTCTGTTCGGGGGTTCAGAACCGGGCTCCCGCCTAGCGGGTGAAGATATACCTCTCCCGCTGTATCTCTATGGTAACACAGAGTTACCGGTTCTGCACTCTCACGCGGCCAGGTCGTACGCCTTGCGGCAGTAGGAAATCGCCTTCGTCTTGGCGTCCTGCGGGACCATCAGCGCCCGGGCGATCTCACTGTCGGTGGACAGCGAACGGCGGCCGTGGTCGAGGTACTGGGTGAAGCCCATCAGCATCTGGTACACGTTGCGGCCCAACTGCTCGCAAGTCGGGGATCCCCAGTTGGCACGCACCATGTCCCGGGCCCGGTTGATGGATTTCTGCTGCCGTTCGGTCATCCCGTCATGGATCGGCAGCTGCGCCCGCAGGAAAGTCTCCTGCTCGGCACCCGACACCACCGTCAAGATCATCTTGTTGGACAGCTTTTCCCAGACCTCGCTGGATCGCACCGCGCCGGCGACCGCCGCCTGCAGGTCGGCGACCCGGGTCTCCCAGTTCGCGGTGTGCCGGATGGTCCAGCCGACCCCGGCCTGGCGGGCGAAGTGCTCGGCGGCCTGCACGGTGTTCGCACAGACGATCCGCACATTGGTCGGTATGCAGCGGAAGCCGCCCTGCCCGTCGTGCCGGATGATGAAGGCCAGATAGGTGTAGGTCGCGGAGAAGTCGCCATCGATGCGCAGCGGTTGCCGCGAGCGCATCAGCGCGATGATCTGCTTTCCGCCCTTGATCGAGATCAGGGTCTCGAAGGCGAAGTCCCGCCCGATCTCGCCGACGATCGACTCGATCAGCTCGCCGAAGGCGGCGTTGGTGATCACCGCGTACGACAGCGGCTGGATGGCGAGCTTGGCGGCCTGGTTGACGATCAGGCGCTCGTTGCCCTCGCCGTCCTCGGTGCGCAAAGTGGCCGGCTTGTCGTTGCGCAGCAGGTAGACGGCGTCCTCGTCGGGCACGAAATCATGCCAGCCGTAACGCATCCCGGCCGGGACGATGTCGATGTCCCAGGTCAGTCCGGCGCCTTTGCGGGTGGTCTCCCAGTCGCCGGGCCAGTCTTCGACCACGTTGCCTTTGCGGTGCCAGGCGGGCTGGATCAGAAACATTCCGGACTCGAAATAGTCGGGCATAAGTCCCCTCCACAGAGATATCTGCAAAATACATTTCAGATAGCTAGCCGGGCCGCCAAACGCTCGCTCATCGTTTGCAACACGTCGGCCTGGCGCGGGTCCGGCAACAGCGAGGCCAGCTTGGCGATGTAGTCGTTGCGGGTGTGCAGCTGCGCCGGCGGCAGCTTGTCCAGGTCGATCGGGCGGGATTCTTCCGGGTCGTGACCCCAGTGCAGGTCTTCGACGCTGATCGGTTCGGGCTCTTTGATCCGCTTCTCTCGTTGCTCGGTTTCCCGTCGCGCCTTGCGCGGGCTGCGGTTCGCCACCTCGTCTCCCTCCACGTCTTCGTCGTCATCGTCGTCGTCCACCGTGCCGATGCCGCGCAGCGGCGCACCGGCTCTGATCGCCTCGATCACCTCGTCGAAGGTGCGGTCGCAGCGGTAACTCAAGAAGTGCATGCCGCGCAGCTGGGCGACCGCGTCCAGCAGCACCACCGGCACCCCGGTGGAGTCACGGATCTGGTCGAGGGAGAACTCCCAGCCTTCGGCGGTCTCGGTCAGCACCATCCGGCGGGCGTAGAAGAGCCGGGCCAGCAGCTTGTCCCGGTTGCGTTCGTCGGCCCGATGGTTGATCTCCTTCAGCCAGCCTTCGATGCCGCCAGGATGGCGCGCGCAGGCGCCGGGCAGCACGATCGGCGCGCCGCCGTCGTGCGGGTCGTAGAGCACCGAATCAGAGTTGGCCAGCAGCCACTCGCGGAACTTTTCTTGGCTGCCACCTGGGCCTTTGGTGTTCGGACAGGAAAGCGGCACGACCAATGCTTACCTCCTACGTCAGACAAAAAGGCCCCCGCCCGTGCAAGGAGGGCGGAGGCCGATTCGGGGGGCGAGTACGCAGTAGCTACTCCTCGGCGGGCTCGGCGGTCAAACCGTTGAGCACTTCGACGCCGCGGACGCCCTTCACCTTCTCCGCGTCGCCGGCCAGGATCGCCTCGAGCTTCGCGGCGTTGCCCGCCAGCGCCCGGCCGCGTTGGCCGGACAGCCAGGAGCTGGAGATCCGCAAATCCTTGGCGACCTCGCCGAGGGCTTCCTTCTCGGCATTGCTCATCGTCATGACGAGCTCTCCTTCGCGGAGCTGCGCCGCGAGGAGGAGGAGCTGCCGTGCTCGGCCTTGTTGGCCTCGACCAGTGGCTTGGCGGTGTCGCCGAGCCGCTCGGTGTCACTCAACAGTCCGAGCCGGGTCTGGCGAGCCTCGGCCTGGGCGGCCATCACCTTCTCGAGGCGCTCCACCTCGTCCGGGTCCGGCTCGACCTGGGCCGGCTGCCAGTTGTCGATCTTGGGGCCGACGATCCGCTCCTGACCGGTAGCGTCCACCGCCGTCGGGTAGATCGGACCGGATGCGCCCAGGACGTAGTCGTCGAACTTCTCCGTGACACCGAGGTCCTTGGCGTCCTCGGCGTCCTTCGTGTCGGCCATGCTTCCTCCTCGGAATCGTGAGGGAACGGTAACCGCGGCGCGTCCTTAGCGCAGGCCCTCAACCGATGGTGATCCACAACGTGCCCTGGGCGGCGATCTGTGGGCCGCGCATGTACCGGCCGGCCACCCCGCCCCACAGCACGCTGGAAATGCCGTAGGCGTTGTCGATCAGGGCCTGCCCCCAGCTGACCGGCAGGTCGATCACGGCGGAGGCGCCCCAGCCGAGGCTGCCGGCGTCGGTCTGGGAACCGAAGAACGGCGCGCCGGCGGGCACCGTGGCGTTCGGGCACATCGCCC